GCCATTCTTAGTAGACCCTCGGCTAGATGAGCAGGACAACACCAAAGAAGGTCGTACTCAGATTCGCATCCGAGATTGGTTTGAGGAGAACCGTAGACGTATTGGGTCTAATGGTGAAGTCTGTTTGCTTGACCTTTACTCTTGTGTAGACCTTTCAGGCGATCTTATCGGTCAACAGTATTGGAAAGAAAATGGAACTGATGTTGAGCTAAAGATCGACCTCAGTAATCCAAGAAATAGCTCATTGAAGTTCTTCAACAACTATTTCCTCAGAAAATGTGAGGAGCTTGAAGTTGAGACAAATGAGTATCTTTCACTAAAAGTGGAGCCTTTTGATGTAGATCAGCCAGCTTGTTGGCTTGATTTCTTAAAGAACAGTGATGAGATTCTTGACGAGAGAGGGAATCCTTCAGACCCACTTAAGGTGATCAATGAATACTTTGAAGCCTTCGTGTTTGCGTATTTGAGTAGAGGTGAGATTAGAAGACGATCTAGCAACTACCTAGAAAGGCTCCCTAAGAGTAAGCTTGAAAGACTGCAAAGACTTAAGAGCGTACAAGAACTAAATGAGGAGGGGGAAGACTTGTTCTCAGACCCAATTCAGATTCAGAGATACGCAAATGAGCTTGTGATGAGAGAGGTACATGATCGTGAAACTAAAACTCTCGATGACCTTTGGAAGACAAGAAGTAAGACGATCTCGGCAAATGTAGCTTACGCTGAAATTCTTGAGAGCGACAACCTCGATGTTGAAGCTCAAGAGATGTTAGAGAAGGAGTAATAGATATGTACGACTACAATAGACCAAAGATAGAAGGTCCTCAGACTATTGAGGAGTGGGTGGATTTCATTCAAAACGAAATACCATCAAGTCAGCTCATCCACCAAGCAAGAGTGATGGGTTCCAATATCTTTAGTAGAGTCCTTAAAGAAGAGGGCTTTGAAAATAAAGATATAGAAGCCATCCATAATGCAGTGGTTCGTAGGTTTTTAGTTGAAGGTGTAAGAATCCCTAGAAATATGGAAAACTGTTCTGTCAACTATTATCAGTTAGCCGAGCAACTTCAGCTCGAAAAAGAGCTGAAAGATTCTTAGGACTCACATGGTATAACTCTTTATCTTTCAATCCAAGAAGAATAAGGAGTTATGCCATGCGAGATTTAGATAGAGAAGCTATCGTACAGTCCACGGACTTCTTGTATGTACTTTCAGAGTTAAACGATTCACCTCTTCCTTCAACAGAAGAGGTGTTGGCCGGTGCAGAGAAATTCAGAGAGTACTACTCAACATCAGAAGATGAGTTAAATGACTTTGCACTCAATCATGTGAAGACTCACATTTTTGAAGCTCTCAATCGTGGAGATATTTCCTCAAAAGAGGTTTCTATTAACACACTAATAGAAATGTCTGTTGAGGCTAGAAATAAAATTAATATCCTCACAAACCTGTGGGTTCAGAAATACCCACAAGATGAAAATCCAAAAATTTATTAATTTGTATTATTTCTTCATTATGTATTATTTCTACTTATTGTTTTAGTATTAGTACTACTACTATTAGTATATGTAGTATGTGATGTATGTTGAGTTGTTTTATTTCTGTTAATACGTCATTCTCTTTAGTTCCCTCTATATCTATACTAAATATAGATGTCTCTTATAATACTTAATATATTTGTTAGAGCTGAGAAATATCGGGAGGGGAGAAAGAGTCTACTCAAGTAAGAGCCACTCTGTAATGGGTACTTGTTTCTGTGAAGAAATAGTTGCCGAACTGAGATACTATTTTTTGAACTGCTAGACCGTACTTCAGACTAGAAGGCTTTCGCCTTTAGAGTTCCTTGTAGAGAAACATCTCAAGTTTCTTTACTTACCCCCTTTGCGTCAAGATTGATTAGCGTCGGGAGGGATTGCTCTCTGTACTCGTTAAGAGTAAGTTCGTTTCACCGTATATCGTCAGTTCTCCAACAATACAAGAAAAAACGATATAGAGGCAAAGAATGTACTTATTTGGAGAGTTTTATGATCGTGATACATCATGGTAATGGTGTGGAGACTGCGTTAGGTGACATCTTAGAAGATAAGACGTTGATCCACCCTCCGTTTAGAGATTTGAAAGTGGACGCTGTTAAGAGTTTGGTAGACCTGTTCTCACAGAACCACCCACAATCAAACCCTTGTCTCGTAGCCGGCCCACTTGATGACGCTGATCCTTCTACGCTCGATATTCTTTTAAAGCGTATTGAGGAGCCTGTGAAGTATGCTCCTGAGTTAATCTTGTGGGCTAAGGATTATGGGAGTGTTCCTTTAACTATAAGATCAAGGTGTGGAGAGAAGTATCACTACGCACCTCAATTCTCACACGAAAAGAAGAGTGTTGCTGAGAGCCTTTATAAGGCAGTTAAAGAGCAGAAGCCGTTAGAGCTGTTCTCTTTACTGTCTAAAGTGGAGAAAGGCTCTGAGAGGGGTGTTTTGGAGGCTTACTTAGAGGTGCTAGTAGATAAGTCAGACTATGCCAAGTACGATGACCTCTTGAAAGAGGTCATGGGCGTCAAAAGAATATCTCGAACTCTCCTTGTGGGTTATTTTAATGAGGTGCTCCGATGAAGAAACATTCTGTTTTGCTTTATGGCTCTTCCAAAGACCTTATTTCTTTGAGGAGAGTGGAGCTTATAAATAAGTATCTGACCTTGGGTTACGACATAGCAGAAATAGACGCAAAGAAGTCTTCATCCTCAGAAATAGAAGATGCGTTTAGCTTTGGTTTGTTTGATACTACTAAGAGGTGTGTCGTTGTAGATAACGCATCTAAGCTAAAAAATATTGATCAGAGGATTTCTGAGGCAGGTGCTAACTACAGTCTTGTTCTTATACATTCAGGGAACTTGACTAAGAGTTTGACAGCGGTCAAGAACAAAGAGATTTTGGAAGAGCCTCCTCAACAACACAAAAAACAAGCATGGGCGAGCAACTTATTTCGTTCTATGGTTTCTTCCGAAGGTAAGACTATTTCCAAGGAACTCTCTGATGCGATTGTATCAAGAGTTGGGCATGACTTAGGTGTGCTTCGATGGGAATTAGAGAAGATTCTTCAAGTTTCAGAACAAGAAGAAATAACCGCACAAGAAGTAGGTCTTGTGATCTCACCTCTTCAGGAAATATCAGGTATGCTTGTCATAGACGCTATTTATTCTTGTAATCCAAAAAACTTTCTCAGAGTAATGAGGCGTCTTGAGCAAACGATGCGGTATAAGAACATGAAATCTTTTACAGAGGGTTTGTTGTTCAACAGTATGTACGAGACATATCTTGTATGTCTTTGTGTAGAGCAAAAAAAACCATACGATGAAATATCTTCTCTTCTTGGAAAGAATCGTTGGGTCGTGGAAAATAAAATAGTCCCTAAGTCCTTGTCTTTTGGTAAGAAAAGAGCGAAGGGCTTGCTTCGTGTTCTTTTTGAGATGGAGAAAAACGTGAACTTTGAAGGGTTTGATCCTTTAACTTTCTTTAAAAGTTCGGTTGTATCTGTAATGGTTTTTTAATACCGGCCTTCTTTGACGCTCTTCGATGTGGAAAGAGCGTTTTTATTTTTTGTGTGAGTGAACAAAGGAAATGGAAAATGGAAAATACTGATTTGTCCTCATTTGTGTATTATCGGACATATTCTCGTTGGTTGAGAGAAGAAAAAAGAAGAGAGACTTGGGGTGAGACTGTAGATCGCTTTATGTCTTGGGCGTTCTTACCTACAAAAATCCCTTCAGACTTACAGAAGGAAATAAGAGATGCGATTTTTTCTAAGTCCATCATGCCTTCTATGAGAGCTTTATGGTCTGCGGGTGCGAATGCAGAGAGAGAGAATGTCAGCATTTATAACTGCTCTTTTCTCCCTATTGATTGTGTTAGGGCTTTCTCAGAGGCTTTATATATTCTTATGCAAGGGACAGGTGTTGGCTTCTCAGTAGAGAGCAAGTTTGTGTCTAATCTTCCAGCGGTTTTTTCCGAAAGAGATGATGAGGAGACTCCTCTCCTTATTACAGTTGAAGATTCTACTTTAGGTTGGGCTTCGGCTCTCGACACTGCTTTCGTCCATATGTGGCGAGGAGGCTCTGTTGAGCTTGATGTTTCCAATATTCGCCCGAAAGGGGCAGTACTTGAGACTAAGGGCGGTAGAAGTAGTGGCCCTGAACCTCTGCTCAAAGCTGTTTCTTTCGCAGAAGAAATACTTAATCAAGCGAGAGGTCGTCAGCTTACAACCCTAGAGTGTCATGATCTCATGTGTCAGATCGCAGAAGTAGTTGTAGTCGGTGGTGTTCGCAGAGCGGCGATGATTTCTTTCTCTGATCCAGATGATAGTGATTTACGTCATGCTAAGAATTGGAAGCTAGGTTCTTTCCCTACGATTAGATATATGGCAAACAATAGTGCGTTTTATCCTGAGAGACCTTCAGAGGAAGTTTTTTGGGCAGAGTGGAAAGCACTTGCAGAGAGCGGTAGCGGTGAGCGTGGTTTCTCTATTGACAATTGGTGGAGATACTGTGGCAGTCCGAAAGGGATGGTGAGAAGCAACCCATGCCATGAGATACGACTTCGTTATCTTCCCTCACAAGACCCTTGGACAGGAGAGGGCGGTGCAGGTCAGTTCTGTAATCTCTCTGCTTGTGTGATGAGAGCAGAAGATACCGTAGAAAGCATGTGCGAGAAAGTAAGACTCGCTACATGGATTGGTTGCGTACAGGCTTCTAAGACTAACTTTAACTATCTTAGAGAAGGATGGAAGAACCTGTGCCAAGAAGATCGTCTACTTGGAGTAGACATTACAGGCCAATGCGACAACCCTAAGCTTTCTACGGATTGGGTTGCGATGAAGAAATTCAACCAAGTAGCTTTAGAGACAGCTAAAGAAGCTTCAGAGTTACTCGGAATTAACTATCCTGCGGCGATTACTTGTGGGAAGCCTAGTGGAAATAGCTCTCAGTTTGTAGACTGTGCGAGTGGGTTTCACCCTCGTTATAGTAAGTACTATTTCCGCCATGTTCGTGTTTCAGCAAACGACCCTCTTTGTAAGGTTCTTCAGCACCAAGGAATTCCTTTGCATAAGGAGAATGGTCAAGAAGACAGACCCGACAGCGAAGTGGACACATGGGTGGCTAGATTTCCAGTTAAGTCGCCTGAAGGGTGCATGACTAGAGATGATGAAGACTCTATTCAGCAGATGGAGAGATACCTTGGCATCATGAAGTCTTGGATTTCAGAGAAAGGACACAATCAATCTGCCACGATTTACGTCAAGGACGGAGATTGGGATAAGGTTGGTCAGTGGCTGTGGGATCACTTTGATGAGGTTGTAGGTCTGAGTTTCTTACCTTATGACGGTGGGAAATACAGATTGGCTCCATATGTAGAGATTTCTGAGGAAGAGTACGAGAAGGCGATGGAGAGTCATGTTCCAATCAACTTTGATCTTCTTTCAGACTTTGAGCTTGAAGATATGGGTGAGGGTAGCAGAGAAATAGCCTGTGGTGGTGGAGGCTGTGAGGTTTAATTTGTAGATTATTTATCTGACTTATTTTTGAAGGTGAATTATTTTTATCCGTTGAAAGTGAGTTGGATTTATGTATTTTGACAATAAGTTGACTTCTGAAAATAGAAGCCCTGCAATTCGAGTAGCTTCTTTGTATAGAGAGGCTATTTCTCTCAGAGAATTAGAGAACCAAGGGTTTAGTTCACCTTCAAGTTGCGAATACAACTCTCTTAGCGACTATCCTGCTACCGCATCTGGTTTCGATTGTCTTTCAGAGCAGTTTGCTTCTCATATGTTTAAGCCTGGACTTATGTATGATTCTCTGAATGTTAGGAATGTTTTAGATTTCCTTTGGAGAAAAGCCCAAGAAGATAAATCGAACGCAGGAATTATTTCTGCTTTTACCGTCAACGATAGTAGTACTAGACAGAATGCCGCAAATAGAGCGATTGCTCTTCTTAAAGCGGAGCCTAGAACTTTAGCGAGATTGATGGGTGGTTTGAGAGCAAACGCTCTACCTTACCTTCTTGATGAGGTTAAGAAATACCTCCTTGATGGAGATGGTTATTTCTTATTTGACTCAGTGAATAAAGAGATGGCTAAAATCTCAGAAGAGTCTAAAAAGAAATCAGAGAGAGCTACTAACCCACAGAAGAAATTCAAGCATAAGCAAGAGGGTGTGGCAAAAAAGATCAGAGTACTTAGGGGGATTGTTTCTTTGTCGGGAGATGTCTCTGATGTAGATAAGGTCTTGAATAGTTTCTTCGTCAAACACGGTAAGATGCTTGGTCAGATTCTTAAGTTGACGGATAGAAATATCGTCAAAGCAGACCGTAATCTTGCTCAAGGTGTTTCTTCTTCAAGAGTAAAGTCTATCATGCAGTCTGATAAGACTGATTATTCAGAGATGGTTGGGGAAGCGATCCGAAATAGTGAGAGTCTAGGTAGAGCTTATCGTTCTGCTATCTTCGACCACTTTAGACCTGGTGAGGGTATCACTCGATCTTCTCTTCAAGGAATTGCGGAAGACTTGCTTCCAGCTTTCAGAGCTTCTGCTAGATTTGTAGGTTGGATAGACCGAGTGTTAAAGTCTAAGAATGGCTCCCGTGTTTTGGCTCGAAGCATCGTGAAGTTCTTAATGGAAGAGAACGTACTTGATCTGACTGAAATTGACCTCCAAAACATGATGGATGATGCAAACAGAACAGCTTCTGAGATGCAGAAAAAGGCCGCTCTCAGACGTGTTTTGAGAAAACAACGCTTGCAAAAGCTCTAAAAAGACTTTTTTTTCTATATAAGAGAGGTAGAGATGTCTCTCTTATATAGGAGAAAAAAGTATGTTTTATTCTGCGAAAGTAATGGGGGTAGTGTTTGCAAACCCTCCTTTTTATATTTTACGTTGTCTTGTTGCAGATGAAAGTGGGATTGACTCTGAAGTAGTAAAAGGCGAAGTGCCCGGACCTGTTTCGAGAGGTTATGTCTTTACCTTTAAAGGTAAGAAGACGAGAGATAAGAGTGGAAGACCTGCTATTGAGATAGATAGGACACCTATCAATCCAAAGTGGTTGAAAGGTTCTGCGTCTTCATCTTGGTTAGATTGGTCTTCAGAAGATGCAAGAAATAGTGTTCATGTATTTTCCACTCTTTCCGAGAGTGGAGCGAGTGTCAAACTTATCAACTCTATTTGGAGAGATGTTGAGAAGAACCCTGACATTATTTCAGAGAATCCTTGGTTTCTAGTAGATAAAGGTATTTCTTTCAAAGCGGTAGATCAGATTGCGAAAAAACTTTTAGATCACTTTGATATAGGTGATCCAAGAAGAGTGGAAGCTAGTATTTCTTGGTCTTTGAAACAAGGACTTCAGAACGGACATACTTATCTTGATGCGAATACTGTCTTCAGAGATTGTAACTTGCTTACAGGAGTAGAGGTCAGAGACATTGCTCTTTCTGTTAAAAAAATGAAAGAGGAGAATACTCTTGTTGTAGACAAAGACGAAGAGGGTAAGAATATTCTGTATTCTCCTCGTCTATATAACATGGAGTGTGAGGTAGCTGAATATTTGAACCGTTCAAATATTTCTAAACCTCTGAAAGAAGAAATAACTGACGAATTTATTTCTTCACACTCAAGATATGCACTAACGAAAGATCAAATCCTTGCAATAAAGAGAGGTCTGACGGAAGGTGTTTCAGTTCTCACAGGACTTCCAGGTACAGGTAAGACCACAATTCTTAACACCTTGGTAAAGATTCTTTCTTCGGAAGGGGAGCAGGTATTATTGGTTGCACCTACGGGTATCGCCGCAAAAAGAGCGAGTTCTGTCACAGGAATTCCTGCTTACACCATACACAGAGCGTTTGGGGCGGGTATTCCTTCTCAAGAGAAAAGCAAAAGCTCTGACTATGAGGGTGTTAAGAAAGAAGAAGGTTCTGAGGACTTGGAAGAAGATAGCGAGGGGCGTTATTCTTCTTTTTGGAAGTACCATCCTAAGAATACACGACCTGAAGGAGTTGTGATTGTAGATGAAGCCTCTATGGTAGACCTTCATCTTATGTGGAGACTTTTAAGAGGTATTTCTCCTACTTGTCGTGTTATTTTGGTTGGAGACGTAGCACAGTTGCCTCCTGTAGGGGCTGGTTTTTCCTTGAGAGAAATAATCGACTCTGACGTGATACCTAGAATTCATTTGGAAGACATATTTCGACAAGGAGAGGGTAGTGGTGTAGTGCGTTCAGCACACAACATTTATAGGGGGGAAGTTCCTTCAGAGTGTGAGGACTATAACTTCATTCAAATAAATGATAACTATTTAGTCCTAGAGCAAGTAGTCTCTCTTTGTAAGAGACTTAAGCTCGACGGGGTAGATTTCCACGTCATGAGTCCTACACACCACGGCACTCTTGGCGTGACACGATTAAATAAAGAAATACGTTCAGCTTTGAACCCTCGTTCTCTTAACAAGAATACACTTAAAGTGGGCAAAGATGAGATCAGAGAGGGAGATCGCATCATGGTCACACAAAATGACTATAACCTCGATGTGTTCAATGGGGATATTGGTTATATCCACCATATTTCTAAGAGTGGTGTTGAGGTTATCTTGAAAGGGGCTAAAAAGGAAATACTTGTCAACATTCCAAGAAATAGAGTCAGCTCTCTTCTGCGTCTTGCTTATGCGACTACAGTGCATAAGGCACAGGGGCAGGAGTATCATACTGTTGTGATGCCTATGGTGGTAGAGCATGGCAAGACACTCTTAAAAAGAAGCCTTTATTACACGGCTGTCACTAGAGCTACGGATAAGGTCTATGTCTTTGGTGATAGAGAGAGTATTTCTATCTCTGTTTCTAACAACACCACACAAAATAACTTCTGTGGGCTAAAAAAACGGCTTAAGTACGATATACAATAAGAACATATTGTCACAACATTTGAAGGGGTCAGAAGTGGATATTAATCAAATCAGAGATAACCTTATTTCCCTAAAAGAGGGGGCTAAGATCAGCCAAATCACAGTAAGTCGTATTGTTAAGAGTCCGAGAACAGGTGGAGATGTCTTTGTTTCTATGACGGCAAACTATGGCTCAAACGAGGACTCAGTTTCAGAGGAAATGCTATCTTTGGAAGATGCGAAAGTCGCTTCTCTACTCTTAGGTAAAGAAGTAAACATTTTGGCACATGAACAAGCGTCGGCATCGGGTCTTCTTTCAGAAGAACAGATGAGGATTGTTAACAAGAAGATCGCAAGTAACTTCAATCAAATCATCAAGGAGAAATATGTTGAGCGTTGATGTTGAGTATATTGACCGTATTTACGGTTCTCTTACGGCTATGGATATTTCTTTGGATGTAAATCCAATTGAGTACGGTCCGGGGAGATTGAATAAGAAAATAGCTCAAGTGAGAGCACTACTGTCACAGACAGAAAAAATATTCATGGAAGTTTCCCACAACCTTGCAAAGTTCAAGCGTGACTTGTTGCGTTCTGAAACAGAGTATAAGCTCCTTCAGACTAATCTTATGGCGACTGACCCCCATGTCCGTAGTGGGAGAAGCCAAGGAGAAAGAGAAGCCCTTGCGTCTACTCGCTTAATGACGGAACAAGAGACGATTAACAGTCTTACTCTATCTGTCCATGATCTTGAGGATGCTCTGAAAGTTATTAAAGCTAAAAGAGCTGACTTGAAAGACATACAAGGTAGGCTTAGAGATCAGCTAAAACTCTGCCAAGAGCAGATTTCTTTAGGGCAGAGATGGGGTGTGAAAGTAGATGTTAATATTACAGGTGAGACTGTTATACAGGCAGACTCTTCCTTGAGAGAAGAAGACGCTGTTATCGAAGAAATATTCTCTACACGACAGTCTAATCTTAAGAAGGTCGAAGGGTCTTCTATTTCTTCTGATGAAATAGACGCATTTCTTAACACGCCTACCGAAGATATGTCTGTTGAGGAGAAAGTAGAGGACTTTGACCTTGACTCTCTTTTCGATGACTTCAGCGTTTGAAAAAAAAGTAAAAAAAAAGAAGAAAAACTTCAGAAAAACTATATAAGGGTTTCGTGAGGCGAACAAAACTAAGTCAGAGTTGACACTGTTCCTTTCCACTCACAACCACACAAACCAAAGCGATTTAAGGAGGCACAATGCCAAGCTTTGAAAAACTTGATTTCTCTCGCCCTCTCTCAAAATTCACCACAACAAAGTGGAAGCCAAAGAAGGGTAAGTATCGTGTTTCTGTTGGAAACATTCAAGGTTGGGAGAATCTTTCACCAGAATTCTCAGAGTCAGCAATCCCCGACTGCCGTAAGGTTCAAATTCTTTATCGACAAGGGGTTGGTTCTTTCTACTGCAACTCTCCTAAGAGTGAGTACTTGAAGGTTGCAGGTGCGACTAAGCCCCAAGAGAAGATTCCTTTTGTACTTATCTTTTGGCCTACAGACTCTAACGGACAGCTCGACAAAGATCGTCTCAAGAATGGCGAGTTTGAAGTTAAGTATTATCCTATGAGTGCTGACAAATACAATCAGCTCATTGAAATCCACTCTGAGGGGAGTCTCGCTCTCTATGACATTAAGATTTCTGTTTTAGACGAGCAGTATCACAAGATGAACTTTGTGGCTTGTCGTGAGTCTCTGTACCAAACGATCTCAAAGAAGGACGATAGCCTTTTCAAGAGTATCGCATCTGAGGTTAAGGATGTTTACGATGGGGTTTGGACTGATATTGCTCAAGACCTTACTCTCGAAGAAATCCGTGAGAAGCTGAGTGGTGAGGTTGGTTCACCGATTGGAGACAATGCAGGTTTCTCTAGCTCCTCTATTGACGCTGATGACATTCTTGACGATGTTCTTGGTTGATAAATAAAACAGGCTAACTCCTCCCTCGATCTACTTCTTTTTACTGTGGGTGTAAAGGTAAGCGTTGTTGGACAACGGGGGAGGAGTTAGGTTTGTACTAACTGTACAAACCTAAACCCGTACTCTTAGTGAGAGTACGGGTTTTTTGTTTTTTTATATCTGTTTTCTAGTATGTGTTTTATCCTTTGTTGTGGAGACCTAAAATGGAAAACAGAATCCGAAATTTGATGATGAGAATTGCCCGTCTTGAGAGATTAGAGGGCGAAGTTGAATTTGGCGGTGAGACTCGTCTTGCAAGCAAGAAGCTGATGATGTCTTCTGTCACTCTTAATGCAATTCCAGATAAAGAGAGACTTCGTGCAGTTGTCGCAAAGATTTTGAAGTCTGTAGATAGCTCTAAAAGAAAATGGACTGTTACAATCGGACATTCAGCCGACTCTCTTCAGACGGTTATCATTTGTAAACATAATGACCTTGCAAACAGTCGATTTGAGCAAGAAGTTTTGGTAGTTAAGCACCAAGGTACGGGGAATTCTTCTCGAAGCTTTAAGACTATGGTAACAACTGGTTCTCAGGTTTATGAGCAGAAGAACTTGGCAACTGCTGTTTCTTTCTTGGTTAAAGTTGCAGATGCGGAGAAGTCTGAATTTGAACAGGCTCGTCTCTCAGGCACAGAGGTTGCACCTATTCGTCCTGTCTATGAATTCTCAGGACGATCTAGCTTGAAATTTGAAATCCCTGTCGCACTTGTTGTTCCCGATACTACTAAGTTGGGGAAAGAAGTCGCTTCTCTTCTAAAAGATAAATCTAAGGTGCGTTGGAGTATGTCTTCTTCTGCTTTAGACATGCAGAGCAATATGGCAGAGTTGACCTTTGTTTCTTCAGGTAGACCTGCATCTACGAAAACTCTTTTTGTGAAGTTTGCAGGTTCAGCAGGTAATGGAGCTAAGTTTAAGTTTACCTCAGAGGGTAGAGACTCTACGTCTTTGAACGTCATTACTACTCATATGCTATCAGATAAGCCTTTGGCTTAAGACTTAGATACTATTTCTGCTATTTTATCTAAGTCATAGTATCTTATTGCTTCCATGAGTAGGCGACTCTCGAAGTAGAGGTCTCCATCTACTAGAGGCATGAAGAGATCGTGGATGTTATCTACTCCGAGTAGTACATTCACATCCTGCTCCAATAGCTCCATTACAGGAGCTATTGAGTTGTGTATTGGAGCATATTTCTCAGATTGTTGTTTCATACTAAGAGCCGCTGAGGGACAGACAATAACGCTTGTATTTGTGTCTCTTAATTTAGAAATGATTCTTTCTCTGTCTCTTTTAGGCTGACAGGAAAGAGAAATCGCATGTACTAAATTAACTCTTCCTTCTAATCGGTGGTAGGTTATCCGATCCACTACCATCTCTGTTTCTTGTTCTGAAGGGATGTTGTTTTGACCTACATGGATGTCAATGGGCTTGTTCATTTCTTTAGAAAGTCCCATTAAGAAATCGACGTGTTGTCTTGGGTTTTCGTCTCTGTCGGGGAGACCGCCAATAACATCTGCAATCTCACACGCATCAATAAATGTTTTTTGAGTCTTAGGGTTAAGGACTCCCTCTAAGGGCTGTATTGCGATTTCTAGCTTTATCTGTTCTTTGTATTTCTCTTTCAAAGAAGACATTACTTTTACGGGTAATAGTCCCACAATAGAATCTGCATCCACAAAAGTCTTACAGTATTTAGCACCTTGAGAGATCATATTCTCTATGCACAGGGTCATTCTTCTTTCTAAGTCTTCTTCTGTGTACTCAGACTTATACTTCCGATAGAGTTTCCATTTTTCTTGTAAGGAGCTTTGGGATATTTCCAGAGCTTCTTCATTGATGAGATATGCCTTGTCGAAATGTGCGTGGTGACAAGCAAAACCGCCTTTTGATTTGACCTTATTTAGAAATATCTCTTTTGTGTCCCACGACAACATTGTCCACTTCCTTTTCTTTTGTTTTTTTATATTTCACTTTTCTTATACATATAAGAAGTACAAGGAGTAACCACTATGAGCTTTATAGATGATTTTTCTTTTTCAAGTTCTAAAACATCTAGCTTGGATGAGTGTCTTAATACGCCAAGTGTTAGTGCTTTAGTAGACCGAACAAGAGAGAAGTTGAGTTCAGAAAAAGTAAAAGATTTTGTAGAGGGTGTTCGTGTTGTAGCTAACACGAACAATGGTCTACTGATCCCGAACGATCTTCCTATTTCTGGTACTAAAGGGACTGTAGTCAAAGTGAGGACTGCAAGTGGAGAGGTTACTCATTTTGAGAAGGGTATCTTCATTCAGTGGGATGGTAAGGGAGATAAGGTGCATTGCGTATCTCCTGATTTCTTAAGAATTGCTTCTAAAAAAGTAGCAGGTCTTGAAGATTTCATCGTTCTCTCAGGTCCTTCCCTCTTGTCTAATACAATGCTGACAGGAGCACAGTCGGGTGATCTTGTACACAAGTCAACGAAAGACCTTTGGACGGTTAAGTTGGCGGAAGACGGCACATACGACATTGAGCGTCTTTTTGACGACGATGGGAATCCTCTTAAAGTTTAAGCTATTTCTTTCATGTCTGAAGGGGAGATTGCTCTTGTATTAAGTTGAGATGAGAAATGTCACATCATGGAATAGTAATGAAAGAGCGATACTTAGCGATTGTTCTTTTAGACATAATTGGCTCTACCGCATTTGTTCAAAGAGCAGGTGCAAAGGTTGCCGCACAGTGGTTTCAAGTCCATGATCGACTCGCTCGCTCTCTTGTATATAAGTATGATGGTAGAGAAATAGACAGGTCTGACGGTTTTCTTCTTTCTTTTGAAAGAGTAATAGACGCAGTAAATTTCGCTTTGGCGTACCAAGAAACAATCCCTAAAAAAGTTAAGCTGAACACAAGGATTGGAGTTCATTGGGGGAAAGTCATAGAAGTACAGCAAGATGATCTTTATGTTGGTGTGGGAGCTAAGAGAGTTGAGTTGGAGGGTCTTTCTAAGAATATCGCCGCTCGAACTATGTCTTTATGTCAAGCAGGTCAGGTTCTTCTGACTAAAGAGGCTTTTCAAGTTATAAGAAATAGAACAAATCAGTTCACACCAAAAAACACAAGATATGTCTGTGTAGGCATGTATAAATTTAAGGGCGTTTCTTCACCTCAAGAAATATATGCGGTAGGGCAAACCATCGAATCGCTACAGCCTCCTCCAGGTTCAGAGAAAGTCAAAAGACTTGGAGGTCCGAAGTATATAAAGAAAAGAGCTAGAGATCGTAAGTTGTTGGATTGGTTTTGGTGGTTTATTTGGAGACTTGCCATAGTTGAGCTTGTTTTTATTCTCTATTTTTTATTTCAAATGTCTTTGAGACCAATGGTGAGGACTTGGATTGGTCTTCCTTATTACATGCCTGAGTATGACGCTTTCATAGAATATATTTTTAATCAAAAAGAGGAAAAGAAACCTAAGAAGAGAGGTAGGAAATGAGCACAAACAAACAGTTCACACAGTCAGAAAAAGCCAAGAGAGGGTGGTGGGCTAGTGTCGTCTTTATGTTGGCTATCTGTGAGTTGATTTATTTTTTATCTACCACAAAGATTGTGGAGGAGAACCGAGACATTCTTATTGGAATAATAGGTATGCTTACGGGTAGTATTTCTTCGATGCTTGCGATAGCTTCGGGTAGAGACCCTTCAGAAGTAGAAGAGCTTAAAGACAAGTTGGCTAACGCCAATGGAGATCGTGAAGCTCTAATAGCCCGTTTGAGGGATGCACAGATACAAATGCAACTGCTTAGAGAGCAAATCTTTGAGCTTCAGTCTGCTGTGATAGACAAGCTCTCCGTGTTTAAGGGGGAGACTGTCATTAAGACTAGGACAGAAGATCAAGTTCAGCTTAAAGGTGTGGTCAGTCAATGGATCAACCCAAAAGATAATAAAGATAAAGAAGAGAAGGTGGAAATAGAGTGGGACGGAGAAGAAAAAGAAGGAGACTCTGAAGTTTAATTTTTTGTGTAGAGTGCTAGTCAAATTGAGCAAAAAACAATATAGCTTTTTCGGTATATCTTCTTGTGCTCAAGTTTTTGAAAGGCAATCTACATGGCAAAAGATTTCAGAGAAAATATGGTTCCCATTTATGGTGATGGGATTGGAGGGGTTGCCCTCATTCAGCATATGGGCGATGACCTAACCATCGTCAATGCGGCTCGGGCTAGTCTCGATCAAGTCAGCACTGAGATGGGTGAGCGTGAAGAGCGACTTTCAAACTTCCTTATCCGAAGCGGTCATACTTCAACTACCGAGCATAATGTTATTACTTTTTGGATAAAGGTTCCGATGTTTGTTGCTCGACAACACATGAGACATCGCACTTTTTCTTTTAACGAGATTTCTCGTAGATATACTTCTGAGAAGTTGGAGTTTTATCTTCCTTCTGAGATGAGAAAGCAAGACGTTAAGAATCGTCAAGCGAGCCTTGACGAGACTTTCAATCCTACGATTGAGTACGACCCATATGAATATCCGAAGTTCCTAAGACTAGATGCTGTTTCTGCGGTTAAGAATCATGTTAAAGATTCTGTACGTCTTTTTGATCAAATGGTGGAGCTAGGTGTTGCGAGAGAGCAAGCTAGGATGATTTTACCTCAGAACCTTTATGCCACCTATTGGTGTACGGGTTCGCTCCATAATTGGGCTAACAGCTTCATCGCCAAGCGTGACCATGAGGACGCACAATGGGAGATTAAGATTTTAGCTCGGGAGATTTCTAGGCAGATTGAAAAAGTGTGGCCTCTTGCTCATGCGAATCTTGTGAAGCATGGGAAGATTCCACCCTTAGATTAATATTTCGTTTATCTGTAGCTATTTCTTAGAGATAGCTTGAAGTGAAATATAGGAAATGATTGGGGTTTCAAATGTTAAAGGTTTACTGTGCTCTAGTCTCTGTTGCATGTTTCCTTCGTGCTCGAAGTGTTTTTCATAAGAACTGTGCAGGGAAGACAGAGATACAGTTTAAAGAGCATTTGCCTGAGATGTTGTTTTTTACTTTGTTTGGATATTTCGCACTATTCCTATCTCTTTTTTAGGAGGTTTGAGATGTCTGAATATACTTGCACCTTTATATCTGTCACACAAAAAGGCAGATATATTATATCAACTAGGGTCTTTAAAGATTTCTATGATCTCATCAATGAAGTATGGGTTCTTAAAGCGGATCATATTTGGGTGAGAGGCGAGTACCGTACCGAGAAATACAAGAGTGTGTTTTTCTCTTCTCCTCTTGAGGGCGAAGACCTTTACGAAATCGAGTTGAGCGTCGATGGCTCCTCTTTCAATGAAAGTCAAATCCCATTTTTTCTTTTGAAGACTCTGTTCTATTCTTAGACGAAAATAGTGTCTTCTCTTCTTGGTCCTGTTGAGACTATTCCTATTTTCACTCCCACTTGACCTTCGATATATGAGAGGTATTTCTTCAAGTTGGGGTGTAAGTCGCTATAGCTTGTAGCGTTTGAGCTGTTTTCCCAACCCTCAAAAGCAACTAATTCGCCATTTACTAAGACTTTGACTTGCTCGAAGTCGTCTAATACATCTACTTTTGTAATAGCGATTTGTGTGAACCCATTAAGCCTGTGGGCGTACTTTAGCTCGTCAAGATTAAGCCAGCCACATCTTCTTCTTCTTCCTGTCACCACACCTATTTCTTTACCTTTTGTTTGTAGCAGTTTTTCAATCTCTCCCTCTTCTTCAGAAGGGAACTCACCTGCACCAACTCTAGTACAATAGGCTTTTGTTACTCCGATAATTTCAGAGTTTCTTGGTAGGGCACATCCTATTCCAGCACTTATTCCTCCAGAAATAGTTGTGGAGCTTGTGACGAAAGGATATGTGCCGTGAGTTATGTCTAAGAGAGTGCCTTGAGCACCTTCTATGACTACTCTTTCCTCCCTAAGAAATGCTTGGTGGAGGATTTCCCCTGTGTCTTTAATTCTCTCTTTGAAGAAAGATGCGTGGTGTGAGAGGTGTGTTATGATTTCGTCAACCTCTCTGTTTATTGTTTCTTTGTCTGAGAAATATCTAGTTACGACACCTCTTGCTTTGTCTACCCAAACACTAGGGTTTTTTAGGTCTTCTGCTCTAAAAGCACTTCGAGATGCTTTTTGTTCGTAGGCAACTCCAATACCGTTCTTTGTTGTGCCGATAGGTTTATTTCTCTTCTCTTCTCTCTCCGAGTCTATTCTTAAATAGAGGGGGAGGATTAAAGTGCTCTTGTTGTCTAACAAAAGCTTTTCTTTTGGGAGTTCAAGGCTCGTTATTTCTTGTTCAAGGACATCTAAGTTTACAACACAACCTGACCCTACGATTCCGATTGCTCCTTGTATCACTCCGCTTGGGGTCAATCTTAATTTGAATGTTTTATTGTTGGCTATGATTGTGTGTCCTGCGTTTGAACCGCCTTGGAATCTTACACAGTAGTTCGAGCTTTCAGAAATAGTGTCTACGATCTTACCTTTACCTTCGTCACCCCACTGTGTTCCGATAACTGCAACGGTGCTCATCTTATTTCTCCTTTGTCTGTGCTTCATATACGGGGTTGTATTGCTGAAGTACTCGAATGAATGTTGTGCATTTACTCAGCTCTCTAAGTTCTTTTGCTCCAATATAGGTACATGTAGATCGAACACCGCCGAGTATTTCTAGCATTGTGTCTTTTAAAGGTCCTCTTGGGTTGAGTGTCACTGTGCGTCCTTCAGAAGACCTGTAACTGCTCACGCCTCCGTGATATTTCTCCATAGCTGTACTAGACGACATACCATAGAAGACTGCTTTGCCCTCTTCGTTTAATCTGAGGTTCTCTGTATGCCCTGCGAGCATACCTCCAAGCATTACGAAATCTGCTCCACCTCCAAAGGCTTTAGACACATCTCCTGCACAAGTACACCCCCCATCGGACATGATACGTCCTCCAAGACCATGTGCGGCATCTGCACACTCTATGACGGCTGAAAGTTGGGGAAATCCCACACCTGCTTGTATTCTAGTGGTACAGGCGGAGCCTGACCCGATTCCAACCTTAACAATGTCTGCACCTGCTAAGATTAACTGTTCTGTTATTTCAGCGGTTACGACATTTCCTGCGATAATTATATTGTCAGGGTACTCTCTTCTCACTTTAGAGACAAAATTGATAAATCTCTCAGTGTATCCGTTCGCCACATCAATGCAGATGGTGGAGATTGCGTTTTCTGTTAGAGATTGGATGCTTCTTAGGCGATCAAACTCTGCGTCTGATATTCCCATAGAATAAGCCCAATGTTGCGAGAAATCTCCTCCTCTTTCGCAGACCCATTCATATATCTTAACATACTCTGCTTCGGTGTAGTGCTTGTGCAAGCAGATCATCATATTAAGATTAGTGAGAACTTTCCCAGCTTCAAAAGTGGCTACTGTATCCATGTTTGAAGCTACTATGGGTATCCCTTTCCAAGTCCTATTAGACCATTTCAACTTAAATGACCTATCGAGATTGACTTCTCTTCTTGAAGTAAGAGTAGACCTCTTAGGTTTGAAAAGGACATCTTTGAAGTCTAGCTTCAACTCGTTTTCCATACGCATTTTCAGCCTCCTAGTGTTCTTTTGAAGATGTAGTCTACATTAGAGATGTACTTTTCTTCGCTGACTATGTTCTCAATTTCTTCGCTAGTGAAGTATGTGTCTTTTAGCTTGTTCAGAGTCTCAATCAAGTTGTTTTCTTCTTTCGTAAGCTCTTGAGTGATCTCATAGGCTTCTTTCCTACCATACCCACGATCCATTAGATAATAGAGTATGCTGTGGGAAAGAAATGAACCTTTCTCTCGGTTTATATTTCTTCGCATGTTCTCAGAATAAACCGTCATGTTTTTAATGACTTTCTCCATTCTTTTTATCCCAAAACACGCTAGATGGAGAGAGTCTTCTATGGTTACTCTTTCTACCGAAGAGTGGCTCATGTCTCTTTGATACCAAAGAGATACGTTATCTAAACTTGGAGAGACATATCCTTTTAGTAATCTGCCCAATCCTGTTACATTTTCAGACAATATAGGATTCACTTTGTGAGGCATCGCAGAGCTTCCTGCTTGCTTGTCTGAGAATTTCTCTGATATTTCATCTATTCCAGATTGGCTGAGATTTCTAATTTCGGTAGAAATTCTTTCTAGGGAAGCACCAACTAAAGAAAGGACACAGGACAAAAATGCGTGTCTGTCTCTTGGGATTACTTGACTAGAAACAGGTTCATGTTTGAGTCCTAGATGCTTACATATTTCTTCTTCGAGCTTTGGGGAAGTTAAGCTGAAGTTCCCCATAGGTCCAGAAATACACCCGAAGCTTATTTCAGACAATGCCATTTCAATTCGTTCTTTGTTTCTAGCCCATTCAGTATAGAAAGAAAGTAGTACGAGTCCGAAGGTAGTTATTTCTCCAGCTCTTCCGTGTGATCTTCCTATCATTTTGGTGTGCTTGTGGACACAAGCTTTGTGCCTCAGTGTGTCTAAGAACGATTGTACTAAATCTAACAAGTGTTCTAAGCTCTCTTTCATTTGGAGAGCGAGACATGTGTCTAAAATATCAGAGCTAGTTAGTCCTTTGTGTAAGTACTTTGAGTTTTCTTCTCCAATCTGTTCAGAGATTGCTCTTAGATAGGCAACTGTTTCGTGCTTTGTTTGTCGCTCTAGTTCAGGCATTCTCTCTGTGATGAGTTCGTGGTCTATATTTCTCAGTGAAAGATAGACCTCCTCGGGCATTTCTTCTTTAGTACTATAAAAGAGGCAGACTATTTCTTCTATTTGAGTGAAGATTGCTACTCTTTTTCTCTGGCTGAATATTTTACTAATTCTTTGATCTTGGTATCTTTGTAACATTACATTTATTTCTATGTTGGAGGGTGCTTCTTATGTCTTGCTACTATTCTGAGTATCTTTTGATGTGTGTATGTTATACCGAGATATTCACTTTTGTTTGAGGGGTATGTTATGGGAAACACAGAGAACAATCGCATACTTTTTGAAGCCGTCCGTAGGGCTTCTTTGAAGAATGCAAACTATCGTAATATACGCTCTGATGGCAGTGTAGACCCTACTGTAATACACGGCTCCTTTGTTATTAAAAATTTATATGCTATTTTTAAACCTCGAATTGAAACAATCTTTAAATATACGCATTGCTTCCACAACGGAGTCGATGATTTGTTCTTTGAGTACAAGAGTTTCTTAAACACGTTCGACATTCCAAAGCACTTAAAAGACAAGTGGCTCTGTGGTCTTTTTGGGTCTAAGGACTTACAAATTGAGGGTTGTAAACCATTCGGAGACTATAAGTATGAACAGGTGGGTGGAAAAGTTTTCTTAAAAGGAACCTCGTTGGTGGAGGGGAGCTTTCAACTAAAGCCCACTATTAAAAACTGGCAAATCAAAGTACAGAATATGTATGAGGAAAGTTTAAGAGTCTCTAGCTCCTCCTCATACAGTTACATTGTGGAAGATAAGTTAGTTAACGGCTTTTACGATACTTTCCATTTTACCGTAGAGTTAGACTTGAACTATGACGTTTCTAAGCACCCTTGGTTAAAGGAAGACTACGCTAGGTTCCTTAAAAAAGAAGGGTTTTACGGTTTAAAGTAGGTCTGCCGTAATGTCTGATAGTGTTGATCTTTCAGACTTATGTAGCTCCATACAACCGAAAATAGGTTGGTCTTTCATTCTCTCTATGACATGGACAAGACCATTTGACTTCGAGTCTAAGTAGGGGTGGTCGATTTGGTACGGGTCTCCTAGAAGAACAACTTTGGTTCCTTCAGCCGCTCTTGTGATGATGCTTTTTATTTCATGCTTAGTGAGGTTTTGTGCTTCATCTATGATCATAAACGCATTCTTAAGTGATCTTCCTCGGATAGAGTGGATGGGTTGTATCTCTATATTACACTTATCCATCAACGCCCCACGATCATCCTCAGATTTTCTCACGTCCCAATAAGGGTTGATTTGATCGAGGTTGTCAAAGAAAGACTGCATCCAAGGCTCTAGTTTCTCGTCTAGGCTTCCGGGAAGGAAGCCGATGCCTCTACCTACATCTACAACAGGCTTGCTCAGTAAGATTTTACTGTAGTTTGCTTGTTGCTCAAGAGCAGCTGCTAGAGCTAAGAATGTCTTACCTGTTCCTGCTTTACCAAGAAGGGCTATTAGCTGTATTTCTGGATCCAATAAAAGGTCGAGACTTGCTACTTGTTCGATATTTCTTGGCTTTGCTCTTTCGACTTTGAGTTTTTTGTTGACGTTACTGAATGAGCCGTCTTTGTAGATAAAGAGGTGTGTCTTTTCAGTCGTATGGCTGACGAAGTGGACATATCTGTTTTCGTACAGTTCTCCTATGTAAGCCATAGAGTCATCGTATCTTATCGCACCTTGCCAATAAGAAGAGGGGATCATCTTCTCTAATCTATCGTCAGGGACTACCTCAATCATCCCAACATTCAGATTATCGGGTCTATCAATATTGTAGTCTTCTGACTTTAGTCCAACACTCTCGCTTATGATCCTTAAGTTTACGTCCTTACTTACAACGGTGAAGTCTTCGTATTTCTCGTTTTGCTCCATTGCTGTGCGTAAGATAAGCAAGTCCACATATCTGATTTTGCTTGCTTGGTCTAGGTCTTTCAGATTTATTTCGTCTCCAAGAGACACGATCTCAAGACTCTCATCTTCTTCTTCAAGTTTCGACAGTATTATAGAAGATGCTTTTCTTGCGAGATGGGACACATGTCCCTTTTCTCTTTTGGGGGCATCTTTAAGCAGGTCGAGTTCCATGACGACAAAGATAGGTATGAGGACTTTTTTATCCTCATATGCGTTCACACTTTCAGGGTCATGGATAAGAATAGAAGTGTCTAGTAAGACTGCTTTCATAGGAGAATCCTTTCTTTTGTTTACAAGAAAGGATTCTCCTATTAAGAAACTAATCTCAACTGTCTAGTGGTATACGACGCCTTTTGTGAAAGAGGAGGTGAAGCCCCAAATTAGCCTTTCGACTTCCTCTTCAGAAATATTCTTGATGTTAGAGAGCGTCTTTATGTTCTCTTTGTATCTTTCGTAGTCTCCCCCACCACCCTCGTTGAAATCCATGATCTCTGAGATTGCTTGCTTCTTGATTAGATGTGTGTCTTTCTCATCTCTCTTTAAGATTTCTTCAACTACTGCCATATCTTCATAGACCCAAAGCAAAATGCTTCTTCCTGAAAAATCTGTAACCTTGAAGCAACTTTCTGTCTCTCTGAGAGAAAAAACAGGTGCTTCTGTTTTTTGTATCTTCTCCCAAGTTACTTTCGCTTTTTTGTTGTTGTGGGTCAATGAGACGTATCCTGTTTCTGTAGGGCAGAAATAGACCTCAAAAAAGCCATCGTCTTTTTTTGAAAGACTTAAGTGGCAACCCTCATATTTGACGTGAGGTATCTCTTCCGATCTTGAGAAAAATCTGAGGTTAAAGAGTGATCGCAAATTGGACTCTTTGAGTACAGAAACTCCGATGTTTCTGTCTTTGAAGTTTTCGTCAAAACCCATCATCATTTTGTTTGAGACTTCTCTTTGAATTTTGGAGCAGTTCAGAAACGTCTCACTTTGAGAGTCGTGGCTTAACGGTTTTTTTGTAAAGTGAAAAAAACTAAACCGAATATCTTCCATTTTAGTCTCCTTTATATTTTTGTCGGTTGCTTGTCTGTATTATATACTTTTTCGGTCTTTAATTGACCAGAAAGTTTGGGGAGACGTGAAAGACAAACTACTAAAAATAAGAATAAAGCAGTGTGCTTTGCTTTCAGAAGCCTCACCTTGTCCTCGGAGGTCTGTAGGTGCAATCATCATCGACCCACGGGATGGTGTGGTTTTAAGTGATGGATATAATGGGACACCTAGAGGTTCTAAAGACTCTCTTTGTGGGGGAGAAGTGTGTCTTAGAAATAGCATTTCGGTAGTGAGTGGCACTCAGAATGATGTGGGTTGCCACCATGCAGAAATGAACGCAATTCTTAACAGCTCAAGGAGAGGGCAAGCTACTTTAGGTAAGTGGATGATTGTTTCTTGTAGTCCTTGTTTGATGTGTGCGAAGGCAATCCACCATGCTGGTATTACAAGAGTTATTATTTCTAGTGTGCCTAACAGCCACACGGATGGTATTTCTTACTTGGAGTCAAATGGGGTTTTGGTTTCGATAATGCTTTTATAGTGTGCTCATTTTTAGTTTGTTTATGTTCTCTTTATTGAAGAATCGGAAAAAATAAGGAGTTTGAGATGTCATCACGGCTTTCAGATTTGATTAGGCTTGCATATAATAGTCCAGAGCTAAGAGAAGAGATACTGGCTGAAATCCTCCCTCCAATGCTAGGAGAGGAAGCAGAAGAATTGGAATCTTTTGAGAGACTTTCAGGCTCAAGACCCCTTAAGAATCCTAGAGGGGATTGTAGTAACCCACATGTAAGAGGTAAACCACGTCCCGGTTACGGTACTTGTTATCAGACACACAACGAGTATGGTTCGGCAAATAGTGGAGAAAATGGTTCTACTGAAAGAGCCGATTACATGAAAGAATATCGAGACAAGCAAAAGAATAAAGGTAACTACGATGCAGAGAAGGGTCCTGCTAATGGCAAGGATCGGTCTACTGTACCAAAACCTTGGGGTCAAAGTGCCACTAGGAACGCAAGCTCAGATTTAGTGAGACTTGCACATGAGCTACCTGAGTTAAGAGAGCCGATCTTAAAACTTTTTTTTTTCAAAACAGCATTAGATAGTGGATTTAAGTCACCTTCTTCTAAAGCACAGCAAAGAGGGTGTAGTGAAGTATTTAAAGACCGCTCTGAGCTGACAAAAGAAGAAAAAATAGAGATGGAGAGGGCTAGGAAGAAGGGCGAGCCTTCTCCAACCGGCTCTTGTAACCGTAAGATCAACGACTACGGCTCTGGAGCTTCTAAAAATATGGCTCAGTATATGAGGGACTATAGAGCTAAGGGTTTTCTTGTTTATGACAAGGATGAGAAGAAAGAAGTTTCTTCAGATAAAGGCTCTGATAGTCGTAGTGATGTCCCTGATTGGGCTGGTAAGGTTAAGGGGGAGAATAATCCTTCTAAGCTCAATGTTCAGAAAGAAAGAGACACACAGAAGAATGAGCTTAAGAGAGAGGATGCCAAGAAAGCACCTACTCAAACTCCTTCTCCGACACCAAAGAAGAACCCTAAGCTGAAGAAGAGAAGAAGAGGTTAAGATGTCGGACTTCGATAGCAAAATAAATAAGAAATACATAAAAACAGCGGGTGAAGTTCGCTTCATCAAGGATGACTCTAACTCTCCAATGAACGCAGGGAATTGGGCGTGGGGTGGTTTTCCACCTAGCTCAAGAGAAATAAACCCTAACTTCAAGTTCAATCCAGATTGTAACGAGAAGCTTGTTACTGTTTTGAAGAGTACTCTTTTTGCTTTAGGTCATACGCTCCATGCGTATGATATTTTTGCAAAACTTAAGAGTAGAGATATTTCTCCCGATGGTAGCTTAGGGGGGAAGGGCTACATTCAAGAAGTCAAACATATCCGTAAACAGTTTATGAACTGTGTTGAGGCTCTCTCTGCTATTTCTGATACTCTTAATGATGAAGTACAAGCACCTCATTGGGCTTTGGCTACTAGAAGTCCCGAAGAGGTGGAGTCCATTAACGAGTTGAAAGATGACCCTGAAAAACACGCACAGAAGCAGATGGAAGAAGAAGCTAAAAAAGTGAACGAAGCTTCTAACGTCAGAACTGCAAGTGTCCGTAAGAAAGCTAGATGTACAATCTTAGCAGATAGATATATGAGGAGCAAAAGATGAGTAAGAACAGCAAACTTCCAAATGGTGGGTTTTCACTCACGAACGGCTCTAACTATATGCTAGACGGGTTTCATTTCGACACTGAGTATGGGAATGGTGTCGAAGATAAGGCACGTCTTCCTGAAGCTAAGGGTATTTCTTCTCTTCCTTTTGGGATGGTTCCACCTGAAGGTGAACTAAACTCAGATTTACCTACAGGTGTCGAGAGAGAAATAGATTTAGACCTTTCGGATTTTACAAAAGATGCAGGTCAGCTTGTTCCTCTTGTAGATCACACTTGGCTGGCGACTCTGCCTAAAGAAGATGAAGGAGGCTCAAGAACGCATGAAGAAGTTCTTGAGCAGTTTGCTGAAGGTAGGTTTGAGCACCCTCAAGTTAATCAGATGAAAGCTCTTGAAGAATCTTGGGGCTTAGGAGAGTCTACAGACGGCTTGAAGAGGGTTCCCAATAAAAACAGAGTCCACGAGAAATACACTAATACATATGAAGAAGTATCTGAGCTTCCTGCCGATGACTATCGAGAAAAAGTGGAGCAGTCGATGCGTAAGATGGCTTACGGTGAAAGCCTAGAAGACCTCTTGAAAGACTTAGAAGAAATAATTCCTTCTGAGCAACAAAGAAAGAGTGCTTCAGAGTTGTTGGCTTCCGAGTATGGTCTTCATGGTACGGTGTACTTAAAAGAAGCGTACTTCCCAGGTCTGTTTAACGGCAAATGGGATGAAGTTATAAATAAAAGATGTGCTTCTTCTCTCTACATTGTCCCTTCAAAACAGGGGTGTGCGTTTGATAGATTCTTAGGGAAAGAGGTTGTAGATGTAATTCCTTGGAAGAAGGCTTACTCTACTTTGATGCCTAGACTTCAATCTCTTGGAGTCACTAAAGTTTCAGGCTCTAGTTATAAGTCTATGCTTCAACAAGCGTTTTTAGACTCTAAGTCTTTAGAGGGTAATACTCATGTTGCTAACACATGGTTTCCTACACAATCTTTTGATTTTGAGTCTATTTCTTCAGAAGAAGCACAGAGAGAGCTTCAAGCTTCTGAGTATAGTGATTTCTTTATTGAGGAAAAAACAGACCCTAAACAGGTTCGTTTAGATAGGATTGCTTCACAACTTGTTTCGGAAGGTTTTTTAGACTCGGAGCAAGTTGGTGCTGTTATTTCTTCGGACAAGACTGCACAGCAGAAGATAGACCGTCTCTATGATCTAGCGTCTACTCCAAACAAGTCTTCAGTATATGAAGGTCAGGGCAAAGAAGCTCATTACTTAGTTCCAAAGAGAAGTAGCGTATCTGCATCTCTCACGCCTTCTGAAAAGGTGGAGTTGGGTAAAAGAAATAAGATGGCAATGGCTAAAGTGGCTAAACTTATTTCTAGTGGGCTTATTTCTTATGATGAAGTAGAGAAGGTTACTTCAGGCAAGAACACGCCAGAAGAAAAAGTGGCATCGGTCTTTGAGTATTTAGCACGACCTAAAGAGACTCAGAGTTATGAAGGCTCTGTAAAAGCACACGTCCTCACAGATGTAAGAAATAAGGTTGTCGGGGAAGTGTCTTCTTTAGATGTGGTAGAGGGGAAGAAGATTGCGAGCCGAATAGATCACTTTGTTTCTAATGGATTTATCTCAGAGTCAGACGCTAATCGTGCGATGTCTCTTGAGGGTGATGATAAATATGTTTCGCTCTCTAGGCTTGCTAAAGAAGGTGTTTCTGCAAAAAAAGTCGAGTTTAGTGGGCATAAATATGAGGCACATATTTCTAAGAGTGCTTCAGCTCCTATGAAGACTGCACATGAGGTACAGTCGGATAAAGTAGCTACTTGGCTTAGACAGAAGATGTCAGAAGGTAGTGCAGGTCAAGAGCTTGATGTGCTCTTAGCTTCAAGGTTCTCTCAGAATATCCTAGACCTTCACAAGGAGAGAGTTGCATCTTTGAGGTTAGAGCATGAAGGTATTTCTGGACACGCTTATGTAGACTCTCAAGCCTACATGACGACAGGCACTGAGGGTTGTGACAAGGGGGCTTTAATTCATCGAGCTAATCAGATTCCTGCAATTCTTAAGAACGCTAAGTGCGGAGGCTGTGTGTTTAATGTTGGCGGTAAGTGTCAGAAATATAATAAATACGCAGTGGATCAATCACAGGAAATCGTAGAAGATAAAGACAGCTATCAGAAAGAGATGATTAGGTTAGCTAACTCTTCTGACGCTGAGAGGACAGCTTCTCTTTTTGTGAATGATTACGATCAGTCGGAATTCAATCTAACTGCCAATGACAACTTCACTATTTCTGAGGAGTCTCCGAGTCCTGAAAAAATAGGCGAGGTGTTGTTTGGCGGTATTGAGCTATAGGAGAAATACTTATGCAGTATAATAAAGTTAATACTTCTCAGAAATACCAACTCCTTGTAGCACACCACAGGAGAGCTTCCGACCCAAGTAAAGGCGTCTCTGGTAATCCTTCTCCAATAAGGAGAGGCTTCGAGTGTCAGAATATCTCAAACACTACAGGCTTTTCTCAGATCGGTTTATTTTCTGAAAAGAAAGTAAAGTTAGCTATCCAAGTCAATTCTGTTGATTTCTTTAATGATAGACTCGGGGGTGCTCCGCCTTTCTATGATAAGGATGAAATACAGGCGTATGCTTCTCGAATTCCAACTCTCGATCAGTTGCCTTCATTAAAGGCAGGGGATAACTTTGGTCAATTAGCAGGTGGTGGTGTGGGTGTGGTTGCCGACGTTGCTTCTGAGCTTGCAAGAGCACTGAACGAGAAGCGAATTGGCGTTTCTGCAAGCGTAGATGATGTAGATAACACTTTAGTTAATATAAAAACGGAATCTATAGACGACGACTTGGTATTAACTATAGTAAGTTATTCTTATAAACTTTTAAACGGGGTTCCTCCTTTTGTAGTCAAAGATTCAGACGGCAACGTAGTTTACGACCCTGACGAGGATGATCGTGGGGTAGGTGTAGTTGTAAAAAGAAATGAGGACGTTGACCCGATTAAAGAATTTTAAATGGAGTCACACACATGATCAAGTCTGAAGATTTAGCTTTAATACCAGAAGGTGTCACAAGAGTCCAAGTTCGAGATGAAATCGGTAAGACGGTTTGGAGAAAACCCACGGATTTGAAGCCTTCAGACACACTACAGTTTAACCCTTCTACAGGGGAGTTGTTCGTTATGTTTGGTTCTCCAGGGAAGCCAAGCGTTACTAATCCGAATAATCTCCCTGTAGCAGGCTCGCCTCAAGCTACAATTCAGAAAATACAAAGCAAGAAACAAGACGCACTAAGCAGAGACCCTGTTTTAAGTACGACTAGCTTAAACCCCGACTCCTCAGAGGTTCTTACTTCTGTTTTGGTCGGTTTGGCAGAGGAGTCTGCGTCTCTAGCTTTTGAAAGAGCAGAGGCAGAGAGAAGAGGAGAGTCCACGTCTCAGATTTCTTTGAGACGTGTGAATGCTTTGAAAGCTGTTGGCGACACTTGGCTAAAGAAGAAAGAGCTTATTTCAAACTCCTCTATAGACTTAGAGTCTCCTGCCTTTAAGATTATCTTTATCTTTATAGCCGAGACATTTAGGAAAGCCTGCGATGAAGCAGGTATTCGACCCGAAATGAGTGAGAGTGTCTTTGCAGTATTTGGCAAGCTTGTAGATGACATTGATTGGATGAAAGAAGCGAAAGCCAAGTTAGAGAAGGGTGAGTGATGAGTCTTTCTTCTTTAGCCATTGGTGCTTCGGCTCGAATGGGCAAGCAGTCTGAGAGAGATGCAGACATTATAGAGTTTGTAGAAGCCCCTTGGGGCTTGAAGATGACTTTATTTCCAATACAGAAAATCATTCTTAAAGCTCACTACGGCTTAGAGCTAGACGACACTTACACCTTCAAAATAAGTGATTGGAGGAGGGAAGATTGGGAAGAACACACTGAAAAGACTTATTTGAAGAAACTGTTTGATGAAGGACGCTGTAACATCGGAGAAGTGATTCCGGGACAGCAAAGAAGAGAGATGATTCTCTCAATAGGGAGACGCTCGGGAAAGTGTGTTCGGGGAGACACTCTTATACCTACGAGTAGGGGTCTAGTAAGAATAGACACACTAGGTGATGCGTCTTTGGGTGCTCCTGAGTATCAACCTATTTCTACGGAAGTCTTACAAGAGGGTGGGAGAAAGTCTAGGGCGGCCTTTTTCTATAATGGAGGCATCAAGGAAACTAAAAGAATAACAACACGTTCGGGTTTTGAAATAGAAGGAACTCCAAATCATCGTATAAAGGTGCTAGACTCTGACTTTAATATTTCTTGGAAGTATTTAGAGGATGTGGTTGAGGGGGATGTTGCTTGTCTTAATTACAAGAGGGGCATATTTGCAGAAGATTATGTTTCTTTCTCAGAGCATATCGTTGAAGGTGTGAAGAACCTTCCAGAATATTTGAATGAAGATTGGGGGGAGATGCTTGGTGTCCTAGTGGGAGATGGGACATGGGCTTCAGAAAAAGATGTTGTGGTTACTGTTGGGGAGAAAGACTTTAAAGATATATTAGTGCTTAAGATGGTACACCTCTTTGGCAAGGTTTCTTGTTATCCTGTATTGGAAGCAAATGCGTATCGTGTCGTGTGTCACAGTAAGAAGCACAGGGATTTCTTACATCAGATTGGTTGGGGAATTAAAACACCGCTACAACAGAAGTGTGTTCCAGAAGTAATTCTTAGAAGCCCCAAACCTGTTATCTGTGCTTTTTTAAGGGGACTCTTTGAGACGGACGGCTACGTTTGCTCTGAAAAGCAATCAAAAGAGATTTCTTTGTGTTCTGCCTCTTTGGAGCTTTTACGACAAGTCCACATAATTCTTATGAACTTAGGTGTCGTTTCTTCATTTTCCCATTCAAAAAATGAGGAAGGTCAGGTTAGAGGTCGTGTTCGGGTAAAAGGTTTAGAGTCCTATCGTGTGTTCTGTAGGGAGATCGGATTTATTTCAGATAGAAAGAAAAAGGTACTCAAAGAACTTGAGTCCACTTTGAGAAGCTCTCATGATTTCTATGTTCGTGGTTTAGGTGGGTACTTAAAAGAAAGAGGTGTACCGACTCGACTTTTAAATAACTCAGATTCTCTTTCTTTCCCTCGTATAAAGAAGGTGCTTGACTCCGAGCGTTTGTCTAACTCAATAAAAGATAAGCTTGAGCATATTTTAGATACCCACTATTTCTTCGACACTATTAAAAGTGTCGAAGATTCAGAGTGTCATGTTTATGACTTGAACGTGCCTGAAGGCTCTATGTTTGTGGGGAATTGCTTTACAAACCATAACACTACTATTTCTGCTTGCATCGCCGCTTATGAGACTTACAAGCTGATCAAAAAAGGCGACCCTCAGAAATACTATGGTCTTCCTGCGAGCAATAATATTCAGATTATTTCTGTCGCTACAGACAAAGACCAAGCGGGTCTTCTTTATCAAGAAGTTTCAGGTCACTATCGGAACTGTGCTTTTTTTGGTCCTTACACAGCAAATAACACACTGTCTTATGCACGTTTTCAAACACCAAACGATGTGGAGAAATACGGGAGGTATATTGAGAACGCAGATGCAAAAGCCACTCTTAAAGTAACCTTCCGATCTTGTGTCGCTAAAGGTCTTCGTGGTGCAGGTAATATTTGCGTGATACTTGACGAGGTAGCTCACTTTACTGAGAGTGGACAGTCGGGAGCTGAAGAAGTCTATAATGCGGTAGTGCCTTCAACTTCGGCATATTCTCCGAAAGACCCTACAAACCCAACAAAGCCCATTGGAGACGTGGAAGGTCGGGTTATTCTTATTTCTTCTCCATTGGGCAAACAGGGACTCTTCTACAAGCTATTTAATATAGGTATGCAAGGTGGAGGGGCTTCTTCAAATATGCTTTGTGTTCAAGCCCCTACTTGGGAGGTGAACCCCACCGTCCCTGCGGAAGAGTTTGAGAAGCATTATTTAAAGAACGCCGCTGTTTTCTTTACGGAGTATGGTGGAGAGTTTACGGATAGAACGAGGGGTTGGATAGAGAAAGAAGAAGACCTCCTAGCGTGTGTAGACCCTAGTCTCAGACAAAGAAATAGAGCACCTGCAAGAAAGCCACATTTTATGGGTATCGACTTAGGTCTCGTAGGCGACGGAACCGCTATAGCGATTGGTCATTTAGAAGAAAACAAGGTGGTGGTTGATCTTGTAGATCAGATTAAAGCAGGGGAAGGTGATTACGCTGATAAGGACAGGCTCGATTTTGACGATGTTGCTGATTGGATTTTGCAACTGACTAAGAAGTTTTATGTTTCTGAGGGTATATTTGACCAATGGGCTGGTATTCCTTTGGAACAAGCTCTCTCAAAAAGAGGCTTGGGTCAGATGAAGTCGGAACACATGACTAAGAATAAGACTTCGGATATGTATCAGAACTTCAAGTCTTTGATGTGGGATGAGAAATTAGCGTTATACGACAACCCTAACCCTGAAGTTGAAGGACACGCACCCTATATCTCTGAGCTTTTTGAGCTACAAGCACATGTACACAGTAAGCATGTGATTACAGTCGAAGCTCCTCAAGTGCAGGGTAAGCATGACGATATGTCCGATGCACTAATAAGAATGGTGTGGGTAGCTTCAAGGAACTTTGGGAAACAGAAATATTTTGCGAGTGGAACTCCTAATAATACTTCTATTAGCGGAAAAGGTTTTGCGTCTTCTTATCCTAGAATGCGTGGTCGAGGTGTGTCCTCTCAAAGGACAGCTCCTAGAGAAAATAAGTATTCTTTAAGAAATAGGATATTAGGAAAAAGGAAGTAACTATGAGTAAAGAAATAAGACCTAAGAGCAGAGACTTTGCAGACCATCGTGTCATTGCTAGGATACTAGAACTTTCTCATGGGGATAAGAGTCCTTCAGAAGAAAAATTGGACTTATGTTCAAAAGTGTTCATTAACGCAGGGGGGAGTTGGTATTCTTTCTTTGAGGGAGACCCACAAACAATAAAGCTTTTAAAGAGAGCTATATTGGCTGTGAAAATGAAAGAAAAAATAGACAAGAAAAATAAGAGGTGACTGAATGTCTAGTGATGAGCCTTTAAAAGTAGGAGAAGTTAAGACTAAAGGAGACGTAACTACTCGACCTCTTAAGCCTTCTCAGATGAAGTCCCGTGTTAAAGTGGCGATGACAACGAGTGGAACACAGATGGGTTCCGGAGGTAACTTTTATTCTCCAGAGCTATCTACGGATTTTTTAGAGCTTCCGCAGAGCCAAGACGAACAACGTAATTATTTCCGTTTCTTCTATCGGACAGACCCTTTCGTGGGTCAAGCTGTAGACCTTCACACGGAGCTACCGCTTTCCAAGATTAGACTTGGTATGCCTAAGTCTAAGAATAGAGAGATGGCTTGGGCTTCTCTTCGTTTTTGTGAGAAATGGGCAAGAAGAGTGGGGTTGCTCCACCGTCTCATAGAAATATTGCATGAGTATAATCTTCTAGGTGAGGTTTTTGTTTTTTGTGAAGACAATAATCCAGACATGCCTAAAGAAGTTACACATAAAAAAAAGAATCAGCTTACTCCCGATGGAGAGATTGAAGTTCTTTGGGAGAGATATGAAGACGCTGATGATCGTGCTTATGTTTGGATGAAGAAAAACTACAAGGGTTGGACAGGTATTCGTGTGCTTCCTCCAGAGCAAGTACATATGGAGTCTTTTCCTTTTACAGATCAAAAAATCATAGAGCTTATTCCTGATTCTAAGACTAAGAATGTCGTGGAGAGAGCTTCTGTCCAAGACCCTGAAGCAATGAGAATTGTGGAGTCGATGCCTGAAGATGTGGTGGATGCTATTCGGGAAGGGAGAAATATCCCTTTAAATAGTGATGCCGAGAAGGGTTCTTTTGTTTATTATATGGCTCGTAAGAAATCCCAATACGAGCCGAGAGGACACTCTATGTTGGAGCGTTGTCTCAGAATATTGGTGTACAGAGATAAGTTGAGGCAAGCTAACACCTCTATTGCTTCTCGACATATGACGCCTATTCGGTTGGTTTATGCAGAAGATATGGACATGGCAGATGTCGAAGCCTTGAGAGAGCAAGTGGATTTAGCTCTTCAAGACCCCGATTACTCTATCATAGCTAACTTTCAAATTTCTTGGGAAGAGATGGGGTCAGACCAACGTCTTCTTGACCTTGGCTCAGAGTATGACATGACCGACAGACAGATGTATGCAGGTCTTGGCGTAACTGAGTCTCTACTTTCAGGGGAGTCGAGCTATAGTGGAGATCGTATCAATCTTGAAGTGATCAATACACGCTACATGCTGATGCGTGAAGTTCTTCAAGAGATGGTAGAGGAGAACATCTTGAAGCCGATGTGCAGACGCATGGGCTTCATAGAAGAAGATGACGATGGGGAGGAAATAGTCGTTCATCCAAGTCTTAGCTTTACTCGTCTTGGTTTGAGAGATAACCAAGACACCTTCGATGCTCTCTTTAATCTTTATCAGAAGGGTTCTTTGGATATTGACATTATCCTTGAGCTTTTGAATGTTGACCCTGAGTCAACTAAGAGAAAGCTAGAGAGAGATATGTGGACTCTCAACGACTCTCAGTTCAATGAAGTTCTCCGTGGTATTTATGGAGAAGCAGGACGTATGCTCGCTGAGAACACTGAAGTAATAGAGAAGATTGCTCAGAATATTGGTTTGAAATATACTCCTCCGGATGAGGGTGATGACGGAAGATTCTAATATATTTTCTATACGCTCTTATTTCCTGTGGTGACAAAAAATAGGAGCGTATAGAAAATGGGAAACTTATTACCGATAATGAGTCCTCTCTTTAATTTGAGAGAGTCCGTAAAACAGATGTCTCTTTTAGAAGATCACTTAAACAATCCTAGAAAAAGATGTCCAGACTGTATCCGAAAGCATTTCTTAACGATAGAGGCTTTGTTTGAAGAAGCTATTTCTTTAGATAAGAGATTTGAGTTCGTAGAATTACTAGATGGCAAGGCAGAGAAGATACGTCTCCTCCAAGGGTGTTGGATTGATCTAAAAGACACAGATAGGTCGCACCTTGCTTATTTAGTAATCGCTCAGATTTTGAGGAAGCTCAGAAAAGAGTTTGCTCCTCTTTGTTTTGATGTTCGTAAGATGGCTAGTGTAGACCTTTGCACACACAAGAAATACGCAACACTCTCTACAGAAGAGAAAGAAACAAGAGAGACAGAGCGTCTAGTAAAGCAGAAACCAAAAAAGAAGCCTCCACGCAAAGATTTGATGCGAAAAAGAATGAAGGTTGAAGACCCTGACATTCAGTATATGGGTGGAGGAGCTGGTGGGGATAGAGACCTTTCTTTAAACCACAAGAGGGTGGCGTCTTACAGAGAAGAAGAGAGTTCTACTTTCACACATGAAGGTCGTAAATATAGTTTAAATGCTGTTCTTTCTCTTGTGGAAGACGATCCAATTCAAAGAATGGAAATAGGTCGCCTTATTTGGGTTTTAGATTTCGCTGATGCAGACCCTATTAGAGTCAGAAGGGCTGACGTTTCCGCACCTATTCTTATTGCACCTAGCAAATCAGGACTTCCAACCGTTGTTGATGGGCTACATCGTTTACAAAAAGCCAAAGAAATAGGGTTAAAGTCGCTCCCTTATTTTTTCGTGAGTGAGCGTGTTTTGAAGTTAGCTGAAATCTAAGGTGTCTCTGTATGTATAACTTATTTAGAGAAATAATATATCGGTATGCTTCAGACAAAGTATCTCCGAAACTTCACAAGAAAATAATGAAGAAGCTTGCCCCGAACACTTACAGAGATAAGGATTCGGGGAATGATATTCTTTTCACTACTGCGTACAGTCGTCAACACGATAAAGCAGTGGAAGACTACAACAAAGAAGTTGAAAGTTTTAATAAAGGAAAAGAGAAGTCTGAAAATCGACGTAGGAAGTCTACAGAACAGTTGCAATCTGAAGCGGAAGCTAGGGAAGATAAAAGGGTAGACCGGCAGAAGGAGTTGGACGAGATAAAGGCGACGAAGGATCAGTTCCGACTTGACATGTATGACGACCCTCAAAGGTTCATTCAGAATTTACTTGGAGGATCAAGAGAAAAAGCCATTCATGTGCAGTATGCCCATGAAGTCGCAAAAGACCTAGCAGACAGTTACGATGCCGTGGCTAAACGCAATCCTGACATGCCTTCTCTCGAAGAGATTTTAGGCTTAGACTCTTCTAAATTTACCGCTACAGATCGAGAGAAAAAAGAAAATGAAGAGCAAGCCAAAGAAAATAAGAGAAAATTAAAAGACGGTGAAATAACTAAGCTTGATTTTACTCGTCTTGAGCAGAGACGCAAAGCCAAGCAACAGCTGCGAAAGAAAGAGCGAAAGAAAGAAATAATCCGAGCTTTGGATGGTCTGAAGGGGATGAGTTTTCCAAATATTTCAGATGAAGAAGCGATGGGTGAGCTTGGTCTTTCAAAAAAGAAGCTCAATCTTATGTCTGCGAAAGAAAGAAATAAAGCTAAAGCTCAAATCGCTAGAAAAAAGAAAGAGATCGCAGGAGAGCGTTATCCTGAACTTACTCAAGGTGATGTTACTGAAAACATAGAGCGAGTATTAAAAGGTGAGACAGAGCAAGACCAAGAAATACTAAAAAACAATCCTGTTCTGAGGTTGATGTCTTCTTTCAGACAAACGGTTTCAAGACAAGAGGCTGAAGACGAGAAGACAAATCTAAATGAACGGCAACAAAAACAACTGAGGACTAATTTCTTAGAGAGTCTTGTGGGTTCTGTTGCAGGCTTAGGTGCTTTTGGTTCTGGTCAGTCTATGACAGGCTCTGATGTAGACTCAAAAGCTATGATCTCCAAAATGATTTCTAAAATAGATATAGATAAGCTGTCGCAAGAAGATATGGATCAAGTTGCTGAAGGCTTCAAAGCAGCGTCCACGAAGTTACAGGCTATCTTGGAGAACAATGACGACGAAGATAAAGGTCTGCTCGAAAAGCTTTCAGAACTCCAAGAAGAAATAAATGATATTTTCGATGACGCCATCAATAATAAAGAGGGGGCTGAGTTAGGGGCTTCCATCGCCGCTGGTGCGATGGAGATGGCTTACACAAGAAATCCTCTATTTGGAGTAAACACAGAACCTAGCTCTGTGTTTAAGACTACTAGAGACTCAATGGGTAGGGAGATCGAAGAAATAAACGAGTTGTTACTAGACGAAACGAGCCGTTTCTCTGCTAGGAGATACAACAGGATGGGAGAGTCTGAAACAAGAGGTGCTCTTGATGATGTTGAGAGCAAAATGAGGTCTCTTGAGAAAAAAGGAGATGAAGGCTCTGCGGAATATCTTTCTTTGCAGTCTGTGAAAGACGGCATTGAGGTTTCTCTTTTAGTTCAAGAAGTGAAGCCTCTTCCAAATAACTTATCACCAGCCATGAAATATCTTGTGGAATTAGCGAAGCAAACAGACTTAGATGCGGCATACGATGCAATCAAAAGTCTTAAAGGTGGAGCTTCTGATCAGAAAAAAAGCGACGTGCAGACCCAAGTCTTAAGTAGTCTAAGTGACGATCAACTTTCACAAGCCCTTGGAGGAGACTCGGGTCCTTTTGCAGACGCTTTAGAAATAATTCAAGGCGAGGTGTGTCCCAATATCCCAATTAACGGCGACATGGCAGGAGAGCCTATAGGTCCGGGAGATGTTTGTCCTTATCCTGTCGGGGCTGAAGTCAAGGCAACTTTAAAGAAGCATGTCATTCAAATGATGGTTGACCATCACGTTCTTACACCTACTGCACCTTTGGGGAGTTCTTCCTTCTCATCCTCCTCTCGTAAACAAGAATCTAAGGGAGAGAAGGAGGAGGCTAAGAAACATAAAAAGATGAAGCAGATTTTTGAGGTGTCTCCTGAGAAGTTTCAAAAGATTCTTACACAAGGCACTGAGAAAGAGAAAGAGGAGTCTCTTGCTTATCTTATATATCAGATGAGGATAGAGCGGATAAAAGACATGGATTTTGGTTCTTATTCGTCAAAGAAGAATAAAGGGAAAGACCAAGATTCAAGAGAAAAAGCGAAAAGAGACGCTATTCTCGAAATGATTAAGAAAAACAAGGAAGAAGACATCCGAGAAATGCTTTCAAACTTAGACGAGGCTATGAAAGCAGACCTCTCTACAGACGATACTTTTCTTAAATTAGGAAAAACGAAGAGAGGTTCAGATATTTTTAATAGTTTGTTTATTCGAGGGTGCTATTTAGATAGTGAGGGAGAAATAAAATACATGCAGAAAAAAGCCACGGTTTACGATACGGACTACCAAGAAAGGGCTTCTCGTTTTGAAGTTGGTATGCGAGCATATCCATTTTTCAAGGGAGACCCTAAGACTGGTGGTGTGATCGTGGCGGTATTTCCTGCGATTGGGATGGTAGATTTACAGTTCCCACATGGCGTTTCTCGATACCCCGCTGAAGATTTGGTCTTAGATACATCCGGCGACTATAACTCTATGATAGATGAGAAATCCCAAAGTAGAAGTTATCCTGTCTCGGCAGGTAAAAGACCTTCTAAAGAAAAAGTCGCATCTCTGTACTTATCCCTAAAGAGAAGGAGATAAGAAGATGGCTTTTCTTAGATATGCAAGAGCAAATATTGTCCACCCTCAACTTCGTACTAGGGAGTGGGACAAAGTAAGAGTTGCTTCAGGTTCTTCTAAGCTGAATGATTCTCTGCGAAAAAAAGCTGAGGATATTCTTGGAGAGCCTTTTACTCCAGAAAGATTTCTTCTTTCACATGCAACTATTGTTTGCTCTGTAGATGCAGTTCAAGTTCCCGGAACTAAGACAGGTTCCGTCACAGAAGGGAACACAGAAATAAACAGGAAGTACTCAGATTATAGAGTTACTTCTGAAACAGACAAGTATATCAATAACAACCTAGATTGTTGGTCTAGGGGTGTTATTAAGAAATCTTACAAGACTTTTGTAGGTGCTCATAACTTTGTAGAGCATGTTCAGATTGAAGAACTCTCTAAAGGTCGTATTATTGACGCAGTTCTCCGAGACATTGGAGAGTCTATCTATGTAGACATACTTGTTGCCACAGATAAAAAGCACGAAGACCTCGTAAGTCAGATTATTTCTGGTGAAATGAACGGGATGTCAATGGGCTGTAGTGTGGATTTTACAATCTGCACTAAGTGTGGTCATGTCGCTTCAGATGAAGCACAAATGTGTACGCACGTTAAGTATGAAAAGGGTAACACTTTCTACGATGAGAGTGGGAACAAGCACAGAGTTGCAGAGCTTTGTGGTCATGAGACGGAAGGTGACACAGGTGGCGTCACTTTTATTGAAGCGTCTTGGGTTTCTGTTCCTGCATTTAGAGGTGCGGTCGCAAGAAATACTTTGGAGATACCTACAAATAGAGCTTCTTTGAATTCTGTTCCATCTAAGTGGATTGAAAAGAGTGCCTTTGGTATGGGCGATGATGAGGATGATGAAGAGGAAGGCTCAAAGAATGAGACTCCTGAGTCATTCTTAAATCAGATAGAAGATGTCATTAAAGATGCTGTTCTTGACAAGCTAAAGAAAAAGCTTGAGAAAGAAATAAGCGAAAGCATGGGTGGTGGTCAACAGAACCCTCCAACAGCTTCTGCTACGACTACGGATGACACAGTTATCAAAGAAGCCTCTCAGAAATATCTGAGAAATCTTAGCTTTGCAATTAAGAAAGCTTCGACTAAAGATCATGCTATTCGTAATATACAGATAGTTAATGATCACTTTGATGTATATCTACCAAACTATATTTATAAAGTGGCTAAACAAATGTCCTTTACAAAGAAATATAGTAGTGTAGGTTCTTTGATTAAGGAAGCAGAGAGCATTCTAGGCTTTAAGCTTAATCGTAAAGATTCAATTCGTCTTGTTAGATTAGCAAAACTGATCTCACTAAACTCTGAGCAGTAGTCCTGCTCTTTAATAGGAAAGGAAACACGTTATGTCAAAACGTAGATATCCAGCTTTTAATCGCAGGGCTAACTCTGCAATCCCCGGCTATGATAATCTTGGCTATGAGGATTTCGGACACCCTGCTTCTCAAGGTCAACCCTCTGTAGATGCCTACGGTATTGATTCAGAGTTTGGAGAGGGTGTCACTGATGGCCCTTACAGCTCAGGTCCTGCTCCAGCTTCTTATGGTTGGATGCCTGATCACCCCGCAACCCAAGAGCAGACTATTTCTGACTATGAGGAGACTCGTTCTCTCAAGGAGCAGAACCTTAAGCTCGCTATGGAGCGTAAGGCTGCTAAGTGCATTGAGATTGCAGAGCATCGTCTTGGGAAATATGCTTCTCAGGATGAAGTAGAAGACCTCGCACTTCGTTTCATGGACCTTCCTAATCGTGCTATCAACGCTAGACTTCAGAGAATTGCTTCTGATTTCTTAGCAGGCGACGAGATGCAGGAAGAGACAGGCTACGAGGGAGATGATGTCGGTCCAGGTAATGTCATGGCAGAAGACCTTATGGCAGATGAAGACATCATGGCAGATGAAGACCTTATGGCAGATGAAGACATCATGGCAGATGAAGATATGGCTATGAGTCCTGCTGAAGTTCTTGCAGAGGAAATCGCTATGCTTCGCCAAGCAAATCTTCACCTTCGTTCAGAGTTAAAAAAAAAAGCAGACGACGAAGTTCAAGATGAGACTGGATACGAAGGGGACGACGAGAGCGTAGATGTTCTTGACGAGTCTGAGGAGGACGGTGTTCCTACTAAGAAGCTCGCAGGTCTTGCACGTTTAGCTTCAGTCCTTGACGAGATGATGGCTGAAGAGCATGACTCTGAGTCACATGAGCTTATGGCAGACCTTCTTGCAGATTTGGAGCTTCTTGCTAAGTCTTACAAGAAGCACAATGCGTATGGTGAAGCTATTGATGACGATAGTTTCTATCAGAAGCCTGCTGAGAGAGGTGCTCGCCGCTCACAAAAAGGTGGAGGTATGTGGGATAAGCAAGTAAAGCAGAACCACAATGACCTTTATTACCGAGATAACCCTCAAATTTGGGGTGTTAAGAGTCGTGCACCAGGTGAGAAGCCTAATTACACCAAGAAAAACGTAAACCGTACTATCGGTGAGGGTGGTGCTAAGTCTGTTTCTACTGCACAAAACGAGACTAAGAGAGTTGTTAAGACTCGCACTAGAGAAGCAGAGAACATCCTTTCTGAGGAGCAGTTCGCAACTCTTATGGCTACTCTTGAGATGGTTGCTAGAGGCAATAACAAGGGTACAAGAGCGGATTGGAACAAAAGCAAAGGATATGCTGAAGCTCTAGGTAAGGCTTTCGGATATATGACTCCTGAAGAAAGAGCTGACAATCAGTCTACTAAAGGTAAGAGCGGTTGGCCTGTTTCTGTGAAAGAGCAGTATAATGCGGAGTATTACGCACAGAACAAGGATCGTTGGAAGAAGCAAGCTATGAATCTTAATGCTGAAGAGCGTGAAATGCTTGCAGAGATGCTTGCAGAGCTTGAGGCTGGTACTAAGCACAAGGATCACGCTACGAAAGAGACTGCTTCAACTATTTCTGGTGATACTTGGGGCGAGGGCGATCACTCAGATAAAGACTACCATGCGGCATATCAGTCTATGTGGCGTGATAAGAGACAAGCAGAAGATATGGAGTCTTCAGACGAAGAAATCCTAGCGGAGATGCTTGCAGAGATCGAGCAAGCTGAGACTATGGCTGAGGAAGAAGCTGTAGCTTCAGAGGAGCCTATGGCTTCAGAGGAGCCTATGGCTGAGGAAGAAGCCGTTGCTTCAGAGGAGCCTATGGCTGAGGAAGAGATGGCTATGATGTTCTCAGAAGAAGAGCCTGTAGCTTCAGAGGAGCCTATGGCTGAGGAAGAGATTTCCATGACTGACCTCATGGCAGGTGAAGAGCCTGTTGCAGATCAGAATGATCCAGATCATTTTGCAGAGGACATGATGGGTCTTTCTGACGAAGAAGCAGGTCTTGATCCTAAGTTGGCTCGTATCTTTATGGCAGGTGATGAGATGCAGGAAGCCACAGGACATGAGGGTGAGGATGTTGGTCCAGGCAACGCTTCAGAGAATGGTGGCGAGTCTCCATCTGCGAAGTCTGCTTCTTTCCGCCCTCAGACCACAGCTCGTAAGTCTTCTGTTAAGACTTTAGGAAATATTTCTCGTGAAGCAAGCTCTGCTTCAGATGAACTCAGCAAGCTTTGGGAGTCAGCTCCTGACGTAAGCAAGTTCTTCTGAGAAATGTTGAGAAATATAAAGTGAGGCTTAATAGTTCCTTTATATTTCTTTGCTATATTGTTGAATTCTTTTTTTTGGGGGTTGGTTTAGCCCATCCCTTTTTAACCAACACACTACTCTCTTGGAAACAGAGAGTATGAGCTTCTAGGAGAAATACTATGGCTCTACTTGGACAAGCTAGTGGTGGGTTTACTGAGAGTAGCTCTGCTCTTCGTATTTTGCACATCGGTGTTCGTAACACCCTTGGTCAACTTACGTCTGACAGCTTCACTCAGACTAACCCCCCAATTATTACAACCACATCGACTGTATCTCAGTCTAGCGGTCTTTCACTCGTTTCAGGCGTACTTGGTGTACTAAGTGGTTCTGTTGCATTTGCACGTTCTTCAGCAGACGGCAATACGCATGGTGGCCCAACTGACTCAGGTGTACAAGCAGACGAGCGTGAGCGTGTACTTGGCATTTTCATTAACAATGCTAGTGGAAATGCTTTTGAGAATCAGCCTGGCGTTGCAAGCAACAGAGGACCTTATGTTTCTGCACAGGGTTCTTACGGCAACAAGCTCTATGAGACTCAGGTTCTCACCGGAGCTGGAGCAGGGAACGATCTCGACTATCGTGTCGGTGACTCACTCGTTGCTTCTGTGAACGGCTATCTCACTAACAGCATTGTGGCAGAAGACCGTCACGATGCTGAACATGGTATCGCAACTACTACTGAGATTGCTATTCTTAAAATTGTACCCGATTCTGACTCTGACGAGTTGGTTTACGATCAACGCATCTGATAGAAAGGAGTTAGAGATATGAGTACAGTAGATAACGCAGTAAAGCAGAAGATTATTTCTGACTACATCAAGACTCCACAGGGTCGTAGTAAGTTAGCGGCGAGCATGACTCAGCCTCTCAGACTAAGAAGAGACTATACGAGCGTTGGTCGTAAGACCTTCCTCGTAGAGCAACTTCCTGATGGTGCTTTGCCGATTTATGACAAAGATCCAGACGTGACTGCTTTTGTAGTTGGTGAAGAGGGTGAGAACATCCTCGCTATCACCAAGCCACGTCGTGTGATCTTCCCTCTCTTTGAGATTGCTTCTAACCCTGAGATTCCATTGACTCAGATTAAGGAAAGACGCTTCGATCTCATCGAGAGAGCACAGGACCTCGCTAGAGCACAGATTCAGGCGGCAGAGGACGAGCGTGTATTCGCTATTCTTGATGCTGTTGCGACTTCTGGCTTTGACAGCGTTCCTGGTCAGACTAACGCTGACATCCCTGTTATTGCTCCACTTAATGGTGCTGTTCTTGCTGACGCATACAGCCTCATCGAGCGTCACGATCTTCGTGTTGCCCGTGTATTCATGAATGCTCGTGACTACGCTGACATCCGTAAGTTCGGTCGTGACATTCTCGACATTGAGAGCCAAGCGGCACTTCTCAAGACAGGTCTTCAGGCTACCCTTTGGGGTGCTCAGATTATCACTAGCCGTCTTGTTCCTGTTGGAACTGTTTACGTCTGCTGTGAGCCTGAGATGTTCGGTCGTATTCCTGTTCGTACTGAGCTTACCGTTCTCTCTGCTGACGATCCAAAGGCTCGTACCATTGGCTTCAGCGTATTTGAGAACTTGGGTATTGGGGCCTATAACCCGAAGGGTCTTGCACGACTCACCGTTACTCGCTAATCTTTAAGAAATAGCGAATGACGAAGCCTACTTCGGTGGGCTGAGTTGATCTCAGATTAAACCCTGTTTCTTCGGAAACGGGGTTTTTTCGTTTCTAGGGGTTGTATTTCTTTTATCTTCTCTTTTTAGAGCATACGAAGATAAATAAGATATGGAGATAAAGATGAAATACATGCCACTAATGATTCTGAGCTTAATTCTTCTATTTCCCACAACTACTCTAGCTGAGGAAACAGTTGAGGAAAACAAATGGGAAGTGAGCTTTGGTACAACTCAGATGTTTCTTGGTTGGAACAGAGAGGGTGCTTTTCCTGTTCCTACTGCTTCAACTACTCTTATTCTTTCTCGTACTGTGTTTAGTCATTTCGCTCTGTGGGGCGTAGTTAATTTACCACTCGTACCAAACAAGAGAATAACAGAAGAAGGGGTGCTTGAAGACACTCAAACCCCACCCTCGTTGATGTTAGGTGTCAGCTATGAGATTGCTAAACTTAAGATTGATGATAAAAAGAGTTTAGGAATAGATACAGGTGTCTCTATAGGTAGGTCTTTGGCTAAAGTAGGTCAGTTATTTCCTGTGGGTGCTTTTCGTATTAAAATCTTCATTAATGAAGACACCTCAATATATGCGGGTGCGACTACTTCTCCATATAATGCAGATGGAGATTTAGTTGTGGGATTTGTCTATGGGGTAGGTACGAGATTTTAGTTTATATACAATGCTTCTAGGGTTTTATAAAAAAGATTGACAACTCTAAATGCAGACACTTAACTTGAAATAATAATTATACTTTTGAGAGGTGCATATGAGTAAAGATGGGTTCGATGTCGATGAAATAGTACGCAGTATTTTAAACCCAAGGAACGAATGGGAAGAAATCTCTGAAGTGCGTGAGCCTGCACCCAAGGAGATAAGGGCTTCTGAGATACACATTTCAGACAAGAACAATAAGAAGTTTGTATTTCCTGGTAACTTCATAGTTAGAATTGAAGGTGGGAAAGTAATTTGCTCATGTGAGTAGATTTCTCAACTCCTCAAGGTTTTTAAACCTTGTTAAAAGATCGAACCTGAAAAACGCTGACTTATTTCTTACGTCTTTACTCTTAACCAAGTTGTCGTTGAAGTTTTTAGGGTCGTTTACGGTTTGGGTTGTGGCAAGCCCACATAGGTAGAAGGTGCTTGAGTCTTCTTTTACTAAGATGATTTGTGGGCTGTGTGTGGGAGAAGAGGGGCTTGGTTTTTTTAAGAGGGGGAAGTGTCCTATTTCTACCGACTTCACACCTACTTCAAGTCCAAGTTTAGATAAGTCACATACGTTGTACTTAAGAGATTCTCCAATCGTGAAATCCACGAACTTCTCGTTTAAGAATATTTCTAAGGCACATTCCCCACCCCACCCTGTGTACCATCTTTTTATCATGGACTTTGGGTCTCGGACATATCCTATTTCTTTCTTTTTCTCTTTGACTATTTCCCTTACTCTTGCTTTTATTTCTAAATCTTTATCGGGGGGTATTTTTATTTTTGTGGACTCCCTTATTATTTTTTCTGCATATTGTTGGTACTTGGTTTCTTGGTATGACAAATCCATAGTTTCTTTCCTGTTTGAATTACATTTATGGTTCTTTTATATCTTTTAATCGGTATGGTCTAGTACACGTTCCATAGGAGTAAAGAAATATGTCGTTTCAAAAAGGTAACTTTGTAAAATTAGTCGCAACTACGACTATTCATCTTGGGAAAATCGAAAAGAATCTCTCAAAAGATGATGTTGTGGAGTTCGATGGTTTTGAGGTTAAGGTGTTTGGTCAGACTGTTCAGATGCCAGAGCTGAAGGCAGGTGTGAAGCGTGGTTGGTTGAAGATTTTTGACGGTTCTTCTGCTCTTCCACAAGAGCAACCTGTGGAAGAAAAGCCGAAGATGGCGGTTCAGAAAGTCTATGACGAAGAGAGAGCCGTCTCTGAGATTAAGAAAGAGGCTACCCCTGAGAAGAAGAAGTTTCAGGTTGTGGTTGAGCAACAAGAGGATGATATTATCCCTGTTGCAAAGATTGAGAATAAGAGTGGAGCTACCATTGCGAGTGATGCTCCTTCTGCTTCTGAGGGTGAAGAGATTGCTATTTCTCTAAAGACTTCATCTAAGGTTAAGACTGTAATCTCAGATGGGAACCAAGCGAGTTCTGAGATCAACAAGCTCGATAGTATTTCTGCCAATGTGACTGCCCGAGAAGAGTTCCCTGTAGTACAACAAGTTGAAGATGCTGTAGAGGTTTCTCCTGTCGTTAAGACTGCTTCGGCAGAAGAAGCAGAAGTTTCGGATAGCGTTGAGGTATCAGACGAGGCTATTGACGGACTCTTAGAGAGTATGTCTACTCCTGACGCACAACAAGTAGAGGACGCTCAGTTGTTACAAGCAATTGATGGGGACGTTAGCCCGACTCAAGGTGCTGTGACGATTGGGGCAGACGAGTCTAAGGTAGTCTCTTTACCTGTAGGTGTAGATTGGGATATGTCTCCACATTGGTCTAAGAGAGCAAAGATCGCAGTGGAGAGATATGCAAGCCACTCTGAGATTTTAGATGCTATTAAAGAAGTAGAGTCTCAGGGTGTCGTTAAAGCGATTGACAAGGCTCTTGCTGAACTTTGATTCTTATTTAGAGGACTCAACGATAACTCTAGCGACTCTGTATGGGTCTGCGTTGGCGTTGGGTCTTCTATCTTCAAAGTAGCCTTTTCCTTCTTTGGATGTGGTCACGGGGATTCTTACAGACGCAGTTCTGTCTGACACTCCCCATTTAAACTCGTCATATCGACAAGTCTCATGCTTGCCGGTGAGACGTATTTCGTAACCTTCTCCGTATTCTGCAAGGTGTTCAGAGATTCTTTCTTTCATGGTGTGCATGATTTGCTCTATCACTGAAAGACCTCCTTCTGCTCTTGTAGACTCTGTTGAGAAATTTGTGTGCATACCTGCACCGTTCCAATCTCCAGTCACGGGCTTAGGTTCGAGAGTCGCAGAAATATTGTATTTCTCTCCAAGTCTATAGAGCAACCAACGAGCCACCCATAGACAATCTGAACCTGTAAGTGGGTCTACTCCAGGTCCTCCGATTTGAAACTCCCACTGACCCGGCATCACTTCAGCATTGATCCCTGTGATTGGTATTTCAGCAGAAATACATGCGTTGAGGTGCTCTTCTACAAGTTCTCTTCCAGATACTTCATCTGCACCAACGCCACAATAATAAGGACCTTGTGCGGGAGGGAATCTTCTTTCTGAAGGAAATCCTAAAGGTCTTGATCCAAGAAATAGAGTGTATTCTTGTTCAAAACCTACCCAAGCGTCGAGGTTAGGCTTTTGGTTAAGAGTCTCTCTTAACTTAGCTCGATGGTTTGAAGGGTGTGGGTTTCCATCTACATCGTACACTTCACATAGGACGATGACAGTGTTGACTCCCTTCCTTGTAGGATCGAAACAAAAGAACACAGGTCTTAGAACGCAGTCTGAGTTATTTCCTACTGCTTGTTCTGTAGAAGAGCCATCAAAAGACCACTCAGGGAAAACCTCTAAGCTTAATTCTTTGTCTGTCTCAAAAACTTTGGTCTTAGACCTTATTCTTGATGTTGGGTTCCCCCCGTCAATCCATAAGTATTCTGCAATGTAGTTCAATTGCTTTCTCCTTTTCTGCTTATCTCCCTTTGGAGATACCATACTGCTTTCTTGAGGTCTTCAGATGCTTTCTCATTAGGTTTCTTTCCTGCTCTTAAAATATATTTAAGAGCCGACCCTAATGAGAAGTTAAGATTATACTGTTCTATCACATCAATGGCTTCCATATTTACGCCTTGATAATGATCTGGATGGTCTATTTTTTCGTAATCACTCAAATGATTTTCCCTTCGAGTATAATGATGTCTAGGAACTTCAGGACTGTATCAAAAGAGTACATTCTTATTTCCACCATCTCATATTGGATTAAGTATGTTTCTTCAAAGTCGCATTTTATTATGAGTACGTTTTCTTTATAGTCTTCTACCCAAAGCTCGTAGCCTTTTTTGCTATTATAAGATTCGCTTGGGTATATTAAGGTAATCCATTGTTTTTTTGCAGAAGATATTTCATTGTATATTTTGTCTGCTCTTTTTTTTACATAATCTTTCATAGCGAGTACTTCCCTTGGAAAATTTAATGTTTTTAGAACCACGATCTGTTTTTGACTCTATGATTATAGGACTCTGCTATTCTATAGACGGACATGTTGTAGCTTATGATAAAGATAAGATTTTAGAACATCTACAAAAAGAAATATTTTCAGGAGAGGAAGGTATTTCTGAAGAAGATGCTTATACTATGGCAGTAGAGCACTTTGACTTTAATATTTTAGGGTCATATGTCGGGAAACACACTCCCGTTTATATTTCTAACTCCGAGTTTGAAACTTTAGAGTTGTAGTTTATTGATAAAACTCTTTACTTCAAGTGTTGGAGTGAGGAGTTCTAAATGGATCGCAGTTATTCACATAGTCAGCCCTTTCAAGATTTAGCAGGGGTGAAGACTTGGGTAGAGAAGAACCGTCAAGACGGTCTTCAAGAAGACTCTTCTAGTCCTGACCCAAGTCGTCCAGACTACGCTGATGGTGAACCTCAAAGAGATCGAGTCTTACCTTTACCGAGTGGTCATCCGAAAGGTAGAGACGAGCAAAGAGCTGGTCCTCCTATACATAATGTGCCTTCAGACTCAGCAGGGAATACGAATAAAAAGCCCAAGAGTGAGTTTGCTATTTCTGACCATCCTGATGGAAAGCCCTTACATAAAAGACCAAGGTCTTCGGGAGTTCCTGGAGATGAATACGGAAACCCACATATAGATCAATCTCAGTCCACAGGACTGAAAAGAAGAGTTCTTTCTTCAGAAATAGAAAGTGCTTATACAGGTCGTGGAAAAATAAATATTCGTCCTCCTAAAAGAAGACAACGCAAAACAAAAGGCAGAGTCAGAAGGATTTACGATCTTTATCGCAAGAAAGTTATGCGTACAAATCGTAGTAAGCAAATACAACAAAGAAGACGATACTACCGAAGAAATAAAAGACGTATTCTTATGTATCAGAAAAGAAGAAGGCAATCTCCTGAAAGATATAAGAGATACGAAGGTGGTGGATATTCTTCGCCTGCTAAAAAGAATAAAGATATGAGAAATAAAAGAAAGGCTAGTTATATGTTGTTTGAGGAAATGAAGAAACAGGCTGTTCTTGATGTCATGTCTGCGATGTATAAAGAAGTTTTGGTTCCTTTAGAAGGAACCTCAGAGGTTAAATTCTCTGAAGAAATAGATGCAGGTGCTATTTACAAGAAAGGTCCGGGTAGTCGTTCGAGACCTAAACAGCAGAGGCAGAGAGCAAAAAGAAAGAGACAAACAGGTGGCTCTATTCAACAGGCTAGAAGAAGAGCTAGAGCTTACTATAGAAAAAACAAATCTAAGATTAAGCGAAGAGTTAAAAGTTGGAGAAGAAAGCACAAGAATACACTTAAGCGATACAAAAGACCAGGAACTCGCAGAGCTTCAGATTTACAGATGTTGCTCAACATCTCATGTAAGGTTTTAGGTTGCGATGTGGTTTTGTATCATTTAAACCCAATTCAAAATATTATTTCTATGGGTTCTGAGGTAGGTTACTTAGAGATGCCTCTTTCTCATTTCTTTGCTTTTGTGGATTGGCAAGAACCAAACCAAGAGAAGATGCTCGAAGAAATATATGTTGAGAGTCTTTCAGATTATTTCTCTATGCGAACCGCAGGAGACAATGAGCCTATCGACCCTGACCTTTGGGAAGACATTCTCGACTTAGTTCGAGGAGATCGTTCTAAAGAGGTATGTAAGAATGGAGAGTGTTCTCAACCTGTAAAGGGTGGTGAAGGTTTTGAGACTTATCCTAGTGCTTATGCGAATGGATACGCCGCCAAAGAATATAAGCGACTAGGTGGTAAGTGGAGAAAAAAGAAAGCGAGTATGCCAATGAACAGTCTAACTGCCCTTCAGATATTTCTAGCTTGTCTTCGTGGTGCTCATTGGGCACATTGGACATCACATTGGCAAGTTAAAGGCTCTCCTTACTATGGTGATCACCTTCTTATGGAAAGACTCTACACAGGACTTGTGGAAGAAATAGACACTCTTGCAGAAAAGATAGTCGGTTCTTATGGTCCAGAAGCAGTGGCTCCTGTAGATCAAGCTCAGATTATGGCAAATGCTTTACTTCCTATTGTAGAGATGCAATCTCAAGATCATCCTATTTTAAGAGCGTTGTTTGTGGAAGAGGCACTTCAGAAGGTGTTTAAGAGAGTTTACGACTACCTTCAACAGCAAGAGACTCTTTCTTTAGGGATGGACGATTTCATCATGTCTTTAGCTTCAGCTCATGAGACGAATGTTTATCTTCTCAGACAAAGGTTGAGAGGGTAGTCATGTCGCCTACTTTAGAGCAATCGCTAAAGACACTAGAAGGTAACTTAGAGAGCCAATATCAGGGTCTTGTCTTATGGACTTCTTTCCTATCGAGTGGCGATGAATATCACGCCCCTATCGTCAGGATCATGACAGTTCAGATTCCCTCTGAAAACCGAAAACGAGGCTTAGGCTCAGAGGTTATGTCTCAGATTATCTCTTGGGCAGATGATAATGGGGTTATGTTATCTCTTTCTCCCTCCACAGACTTTGGTGCTAGTTCGGTGTCTCGTTTGACTAAATTTTATAGGAGATTTGGGTTCAAGCCTAACAAGGGTAGGAACAAGGATTTCAGGACAAGAGATACCATGCTCAGAAATCCTTCTCTGAGAAAGAACTCTTCGGGGAAAGACACCTCGTACAAGATGCCTCGTAAGTGGGATAGAGAGCATTGTGAGTCTAAGAGTTGTGAGGACATGGGGTTCTCAGAGAAGGCTTCTTGTCGTCCATATGTTGACTGCTATGGGGGCAAAACAGGCTCTAAGAGTCAAGATATGGGTACTAAAATTGTTTCTCGATACTTGAAGGTGTCGAAGCGAGATGACTCTAAAATGAAAAATACGGGGCATGGTGGCTTAGATACTTGGTTCTCGGGGCATGGTGGTGGTAAACCCGATGAGCGAGCTACTTGGGGGGATTGGATCGCTATCACTCCAATCAAACACACTGTTAAGAAAAAAGACGGAGACGAGAAAGAGTATGAACCAGGTGACATTGTTGGCCCATGCGGCGTGTCTAGTACGAAAGAATGGGCTACTGTTACAAGCAACGGAAAGAAACCCCTCAAATGTATGCCAAGAGAAAAAGCATACGGGATGCCCAAAGAAGAAAGGGCAGAGCTTGCTAAGAATAAGAGGAGGGAAGAGGCTAAACATCGTGGGCAAAAGCCTGTTAACACTCCGACTTTTAGTGAGGAGGCTAAAGAGATCAAGAAGAAGAAGGCGAATCTTACTGAGATTTTGATCCCTAGCCCACCTACTTATGAGTATTTACTCAGTGAGTTGCCTTTAATCTCTCATCAATATGAGAATAAATATAACTCCGAGAGTCTCCGTTACTTTTTAGATCAGAAATCAGAGTATCTTTTTTCTTCTCTTTTAAGTGAATATGGTATTTCAGAGGACGCTGTTACTATTAGAAATACTATGGAAGAAATATCAGATATTATTTATTCCCATAAAAACTATTTCAACGTCGTTCGACCAAACGTGCTCGCACAAATGTACGGTTTTGACTTTAAGTTTGACTACTTAGAGTCAGCACAGACTCCTTCATATCCTAGTGGACATACGACACAGGCGTATTATGTTGCTTATTTGCTATCTGAGAAATACCCCTCTTTAAGGCGAGAGTTATTAGAGGTGGCAAATATGGTGGCACAGTCTCGGATAGATCGTGGAGTCCATTATTATTCAGATAATGAGGCAGGTGTTCTACTAGCTAAACGGCTCTATGAGAGAAATAGTAAAATCAATAAGAGAGCTGAGTTCTATAGGGAAGTCTCGCCACCCGACTCTCTTTCTAGCTTTACGACAGGGACTCCTGTCGGAGATTCAGAGAATCCTAAAGGTAAAAACAGAAGCTCTTTACCGAATGGAGACACTGCTAGAAATATTGGCAGACCTTCCCCCGACTCTCCGAACTTGAAGTATCGTAATCTTGACAAGTCAGAGGCTAATGGCAGAAAGCCCGCTAATAACTTAGATTTAGGTTATGTGCATGATAGTGGTAGCGGTTCTGCTAGAGTCATACCTTATGACAGTGGTTTTGAGAACAACGGCTCTCCTTTAAGAAAAGCAGGATTAATCAGACCCCCACAACATCTCATCGACCAAGTATCAGAAATAGGTAAAGGCTTACTCGCCCAATACTGGCTTAGAAGGGAAAAAGAGGATAGCTCCAAAGGGGGGCTGAACGCTGAGTCCGTTGAGGGTCTTGAATGGATACTTGAAGACCTTGGATACCTACCCCTTGGGGTCAAAAGAGGTGAGCATGATGAGGAAGAGGTCATCTTCCAAGTAAATAACGCACAACGTGCGTTTTCAGAAATAGCAGATCAGTTAAAGTCTGCAAATCTTACCTACCCTGATTTCTATAAGCTTAAGGCAAAAGTAGATCAACTTGATGCACAGAGCATCTTTAATAACCCAAGAGGGAATAAGGCTCTCATTGGGACGATCTCAGACATGCAAATCGAAATAATTCGTGAGCTTAAAAAATGGACAACAGGGGATAAGAAATACATCCTCGCCATAATGCGTGATGATTACCTAGAAGCGGTTGAGCGACTGTCAAAGTACAAGGTTAAAGACGGAGGTAGATACTACATTGAAGATGATGAACTAGGTTTAATCGCAGTGCATCTTCAAGAGTCCTCACATGGTGCAGCTAACTATTATTGGGATGGTATTCACCACATCATCTTTAATGTTCTCAAGAATATGACTGAACTCCCTCTCAGGTATCTACAAGATCGGGAAACGATAGCAGGACATGAGCTAGTCCACGCCATGCAACAGCATTACGCTAACAAAGCGAACATAGAGGAAGCAGGGTTACCAGGTCAAACAAGAGGAAAAAAGTTTCGTTTGGATATGAAACAGAAACAGAAAGAGTTAAGAGTACAGTATGCGAGAGAGGGTATGGACTCCGAGCTGATTTCTATTCATGCTTTGGATGACATTGAGTTTTACTCTCGCCTCCTCGATGAGGTCACAGAATTTAAGAGGCGTAAGGTTAGTGCGGATAAGCTCAATAGCGAGATACGCAAATGGGTTTCAGATCGTCCTTTTTGGGTGAGTCTCAAGAGATATAAGCGTAAGAATTGGGCAAAGGCTTTAGGTATCTTTGTAGATGCCGTGACACCCTAAAATGAAGCCAATAGAGTGTCCTTCTTATTTGTTTTTCTCAACCGTGTCTATGCGGTCATAGGCTTCTTTTACCGCAGTTAAGGCTGTGATTAACTTCATAATCGACATTTGGATGTCTCTTTTGCCTCTACCTGTCAGCGTGTTTATGTAAAGTTCCATAGAAGAACCTTCACTCCCATATGCCTCTTTGTTTTTTGTGTAATGTCCCTCTATAATTTTCCCCCACATATTAAGAGACATTTCCATCTCTTCAAGGTCCTTTTTGGTTTCTTTTATTATCTTGTCTCCTGCACTTTCAGCCTTTGCTTGTTTTTCTAGCTGTGCAACTCTTGATTCTAGTTCTTCAATTACTGATTTCATGGTTTTCACTTTCTTTTTTGTGTTTCTTACCCTCTATTATGAGCTATAAAAAAACTACATAGAGGGCTTCTTTTTAAAATCTTTATATATTTCTCCCGTGTGAGACAGGAGAAATAGCTATGCCCAAGAAATACGAAGAAGCTTGTACAGAAACGCAACCTGTAATTTACATAGGAGTTGAAAGCCAACATGCAAAAGGCTTCGATACAGTAAAGATATTGTGCGAAGACTCGAAGGGCTTAGTTTATTCTGAGCAACACCTTAAAGGTGTTATCTATGTAAAGATGAAGAATAATACTTTAGAATTGCACATAAAAAGAGAGGAGTAAGATATGTACCACCACCTTTCACTTGCAGTAAGAGATCGTATTATAAGAGAACTTAGGGCGTATTGGTCAGACCATCCTAGATATGAGGATTTCGCTAAGAATATACAGGGGAAATATTCTTTTGAAGAGCGTCCTCAGTTTGGGATGGTTGTAAAGACTAGCGGAGCGAGCAATGTTGTTCTCAGCCCAAACAATTTTATTGCTACAGTGGAAGGTTTTGTTTCTTTAGCTAAAGTTCCCGACAAAACATATGGCTCTATAGAGTGGGTGCGAGAGGACACATTCAAACCTAGAGAGCCGGGTGTTTATATTATTTCTGTTTATGAACCCGATCACACAGACCCTAGTGTCCGAGAACATGACGTATATGTTCAGAAATATGTTAGGAATGTAGAGTCTTCTCCTACTTTTATTTCTAAAACAGAAATAATGCTTTCTGATCTTCCCATAGAAGACAGTTTGAGAGTGGTTGAGTATCCTTCAGGTAGATCGCTTGGTCTTTCAGAGTATATTCTTGAGGAGGATAAAGTTACTCTTCTCGAAGAGCCATCTAAAGTTTTGAGCTACAAGGTTCTTTACACCTCAAAAAAAGAACAGACAGGTCCTTTTAAGGTACGCCCTGCTATGGCTTATAGGGAAATCGTTGAGGGTGTTAATATTGTCTTTGGTCGTAGACTTAGAGGTGGAGATGAAATGGCGATTATAGTGACGGAGGAAAGGGAAGAGGTAGCCCATGAATATGGTGGGAGGTGGGATGTGAGCGTAGACTTGGATATGATCGCTAGAGATGTACACAGCCAAGCAGATATTGCGGATAATACTGCTGTTTGGATTTGGTCTACTCTTAGACCTCGGTTGGCTACGATGGGGATCGAACTTTCAGACGTGTCTCTCGGTGGCGAAGCCGAAGAGGTGTATGATGATAATGGTGACGATTATTTCTATACCGCATCTATTTCTTTTACGTTACAAACAGATTGGTTTCTTCATTATCCTTTAGTGACGCCGATTCAGAGTATCTCTAGGCAAGGCATTCAGCTAGATACGTTAGAGAAGCCTGTGGTGGGCTTAGGAAATAGAAGTTTGATACAGCGTCTCTTATAGTTTTTCTATGTAGTTTGTTTTATTGGTCGTGTGGAGAAAGAATACTTTTATGCCCTTGAAGAAATTCCAATGCCAAGTTTGTGGTTTAAGTCTTAGAAGACGAACTTCAAAAGAAACACACAGCGTTACTTGCGACTGTGGGGAAAAAGCTGTGGCAGAAGGTTCTTCGTTGTCTGTAGGTTTCGTATCTACTGTTAATAAAACGATGAAGACACAAGAAACAGGGATAGAGTCCTTCGATTTAGATTTTGATCGAGTTATCGGAGAAGACGCACGTCAAAAATGGGAAACGATCTATCAAAGAAGAAGAGATAAATGGGACATTATCAATAGAAATAATGTCACAGGTAAAGAGATCGTAAGAATGGAAGATGGTTCGTATGACTCCATTCCTGAAGTAAGTTCTAAAATGCGTACTAGCAGGATTTCTGCTATGGACAATATTAAGGCTCAGAATAACATAGAAACCAAGGAGAAATAACTATGGCTATTAGAGGTGGATACGCTCCTCCCGGAGTTTACACTGAATCTGTTTTTGAGAGTCCTACCGTCACAGCAGGCGTCGTAGGTCGAGTCCCTCTTTTGATTGGATCAGGCAAAGAGACTTTTTCTGTTGAGGGAGTCAGCTTGGTTAGAGGCTCTTCTTCTACTGTAGATCAGACTATGGTAGAGGAGGATGCTACAGGTCGTGCGGTATTTGGCACTAACCCTGACGGCTCCCTGATCTTAGGGGATTTTGACGGGACTTCTCAGCAAGTACGAGCACGTCATTTCCCATTAGTTACGGGAGATGGCACAGGGACTACTACACTTTCTCCTAGCTCGGTTACAGCTACAATCAATGGAAACCTTGTTGTAGTTCTTTCTGTAGATGGTGGGCTAGGTGTAGTCACTCTTTCTGAAGCTCCTAGCCTTGGTGACGATGTTAGAATCAGTTATTTCTTCAATCGTGAAGATACTTCTGTAAGTCTCGAAGACCTTTCATCTCAAGTAACCCCAACAAACTCTGATTTGTTTGGGGGGCAGGGTGATATGGCGATTGGGCCTGAGAGCCGTACTTTCATGGTGTCTGTAGATGGTGCTTCTTATGTAGTGACTCTTCCTCTAAAGGGTGAAGGTACTACAAGAGATGACCATGTTGATGTTATCGTATCTCGATTTGACGCACAGAGCTTAGGTTCTCTTACAGTTACTTCTTATACAGACCAAGAAGGCTCTAAGAATCTTAAGTTCTCTGCAAAAGGTTCTATCTTGATCGGTTCTGGCTCTGCAAACTCGTCTCTTGGCGTGGTTGAAGGTCAGACAGGTTCTTCAAGAAATAGTACTTTCTATACCCACAACACACCACTTGTTGATGGTACGAATGGTGGTATTGTAACCACAGACGTTTCGGACGTTACCGTATTAGTTGACGGAGTGGCAGTTGTGCCTTCATCTGTCGATGGGGCAACAGGTGCTATAGTTCTTCCTTCTGCACCGCTTGTAGGTTCTAGCGTAGAAATAAGCTACCACCACAATACTTTCAGAGATTCTTTTGACTACGTTCCTAGTAGAGACGTGGTTTCTCTTGGTCTCGTTTCCTTGGTTCCAGGAGGTGGTGGCTCTTCTTCTAACTTCTTAGAAGGTGTTGATTGGGTTCTCAGAGATGATAAAATCTATTGGGGGACTTCTGCACTTGCATCAGCAGGTGCAGGTCAGATTGGTGATGTCTCTTTTGGCTCTAATCAGATTAACCCTGTATTGAGAGACGAAAGAGCATTCTTAATGGAGTGTTCTTCTGTAGTAGATACTTCTACTTCTGCTATTTCTTTCAAGCTCCCACATCAAGCTACTGATGGTTCGGGTAGAGGTCTTGCAACTTCCAACCCTAACCTTATTACTGCTAGAGTCGGTGTGAGTCTTTCAGACGCTCTCGACAAAGAGCCTGTTAGAGTAGTAAGAGTTAATCCTTCGGACTCCACTATTGTTTTGGAGACTCCTGTACCTGTTGGTCAGAAAGTCTTTGCTACTTTCTACTACAACAACATCCAAGATGAGATTTCTCTTGCGGGTGAAGGTTATACTCTCTCTGTAGTTTCTGTTGGTGGTAGCACAGAAGGCACTTACACTATTTCTAATAGCGGTAAGAGTCTTTTTGCACCTAGATTTACAGGGAAAGGCTCAGATTTAACGACTACGTTCCTTTCTTTCCCTTCAGGCTCAGAGGCTATTTCTGACGCAAGAGTCGAAGGTGGCTCTCCTGTAGAAGAGACTGTGACTGTTCAGATTGAGAGCTTTGAAGCAACCCCTGCGGTATTCACTTCTCATGGTTCTGCTCCTTATCGTATTGTAGACTCACACTCAGATACAATTAGAGTTGATCTTGGTACGAGTGCAGATAAGTCAAAGACTGTAGACTTGAGCAACCCAACAGGTCTTGCTCAAAAGGGTTTCTTTACTACCTTAGTGAGTGAGCCTCTCCCTTACACCGCCGCTTCAGATAATTCTCATCTTGGCACTTTAACTGGAGCTGTTGAGTTAGAAATAGATGGGGTCGCTATTTCTTCGTCTATTCTAGGGCAAGCAAATGCAAAAGCATCTCACATCGTAGCAGCTTTAAATGCTTCTTCGAGTTTAACAGGTGCAAAGTATCATTGTATGTCTCCAATCGGCAACTTGACTGTTGTTGCAGGTTCATACGATAAGATTAAGTTGAATTATGTAGGTGATACTGTAGCGGCGACTGAATTTACGATTACCGTACCTGCTGATGATTATACTCCAGATGAGTTGGCAACGGCTATTTCTACAGAACTCGATCAACTTGATGCGAATGCTACCGCAGGGTTGGACGTAGACTGCGTAGTAGAGGATGGTCGTCTTGTATTCAGAATGAATACCGTAGCTGATGCAGATACTTTTGGGTATCTTGAGTTTGTTGCACAAGGTGTTGCCATAACCGATTTTGCTTCTATTGCAGGTATTGACACCGATGTGGCGTCAAATGGGACTCAGACTAAGTGGGGTATTCTCCCTATTGCAGAAGACATTACTATTTCTCTTGATAGCGATGGTACTAACACTGCTAAGGCTCGTATCTTACTGAGAAGCAGAACTCTTATTGGAGACAACTATTTCCCACCTGTTGATCTTGGTATTGAGGTTGTTGGTGGAGATATTCTTCCGAAGCTCGGACTACAGCTTGGGTTCACTAAGTCAGCGAGACAATCTGTAGTTGAGCCTGCATCTCTTGTACTTCGCTCTTCTTGGCAAGGTCTTCAAGTGGACACAGACCCTGCGGTTAAATTCTATGACGGTAGCGGAGATTTCCCAGCTAACAATGTTTTAAGATTAAACATTTCAGGTGTAGCACAAGAAATAACTTTCTTAGGTTCTGCGAATGGGGAAGTCACAAGCATCAATGGTGACATCCACACCGCTCTAGGGGGCTTGGCTAATGTTTCTCTGAAGAGAGAGGGTGTACGTCTTCGTATTGTAGATACTCTTGAGACTGTAGACTCTTTCATTGAAGTTCTCGATGGTAGTGCGAACTCTGTCTTCGGTCTTTCAGAGGGTCAGATTTTCACGCCTCGTCTTGTTTCTGCAAGTGCAGTTTCTTCAGCTCTCAACAACAACTATAGTGTTGCGACTGATTTTGCTTGGGCTATGCTTGACGGTGTGGAAGCGGATAAATACAGAGCACATGGTATTTCTTACGTTACAAGAAATGAAGCAGGCTCAGAGTTTGTTTCTTTCGAGCAGTTGAGAGGCGGAGTTCAATCTGTAATTAACTTTACAGGTGGAAATGCGATCACTACCGTTGGGAATGGACTGAAGATCACTACCGCAGATGGTGCTGTAGGTGAAGCTCCTTATCAAGGGTTCTTTGTAGTATCTTCTGTTTCTAACGGAACAGGCTCTGCCAATACTTCTACTCTTAATGCAGGAGTGGGTGCAGACGGTGTTATTGGTCAAACTTATGTGGACAGTGTGACAGGCTTCACCTTCACGCTTCTGCCTAGAGACGGAGAGCAACCTTATCCTACAGGGGCTAATGCGACTCTTACTTTCAAGGTCTCCAAGACATTAACTGCAAACGCAAACATCCCTGTTAATGTGGTTCCAGGTGTTCAGCTTTTCGTAAGCAATACGCTAGGGACTGCAAGTGGTGACACTGCGATTGTTGAGACGTTTAATAAGAGTGGTAGTGAACCTTCTATCGGCACTCTTTATTATATGAACCTTGTTCGTAAGAAATCTGTGTTTGGTACAAGTGTGTTCACTCGTCTTTCAGATGTTGTTTCTGCGTTCGGTGAAGTAGGTGCAGAGAATCCTCTTTCTTTGGGTGCTTACCTTGCATTCTTAAATGGAGCTAACGCTGTTGCCTTGCATCAGGTTCCTCTTGAGGAGGGTGCGACAAGCCTAACTTCACTTCAAGTAGCTAACGCTCTTGCAGATGTTGAAGGTGATATTGTTCAGAATGCGATTCAGCCGAACATTATCGTTCCGCTTGTACCTGCTGACGAGGTTATTCTTTCTGAGATTTCTAAGCACTGCGATGTTCAGTCTAGTCTCAGATTTAGATCAGAGCGTACTGCTATTTTGGGTATGAGTGCAGGCACTTTACCTGAGAGAGCAAGTCATCTTGCTAGTGTGACAAATAACTCAAGAGTTCGTCTTGTTTACCCTGACATCTTGAGCTTGACTTTCACCAACACACAGGGTGTTTCTCAGAATTTGATTGTAGACGGAAGATACCTCGCAGTTGCAGTGGCTTGTGCGACAACTTCTTCGACAATTGATGCGGCGACTCCTTGGACAAACCGTCTTGTTGTTGGCTTCGATTCTCTCTTGAGAACTCTTGATGCTGTAGATGCTAATCAAGTGGCGAACTCAGGTGTGAGTGTTCTTGTCCCCGCAGGAAATAATCTGAAGATCAGACATGGTTTGACTACGGATGTTAGCTCTACCTTGACCAAGGTTCCTACCGTAGTGCAGATTGCAGATGAGGTACATCTCAGAGCAAGAAACCTTCTTGAAGGTTATATTGGTCAGAAATACCTATCTTCTGTGATTGGTCAGATTGAGGGTAGAGTCAATATGCTCTTTAAAGACCTTGTGAAAGAGCAGATCATTGATTCTTACACAGGTCTTTCAGTTGTAAGAGACCCCGAAGACCCAACAGGTCTTCTTGTAGAGGTTTATTACAAGCCTGTGTTCCCACTACTCTATATCCAGTTCACCTTTAACATCCGTAGCTCGATTTAGTAGTACGAACTCAGATCGAGTTACAGGGATATAGTGGAACCCTGCGTCAACGGAGTCTCCTTCAGAGACTCCGTTTCCGTTTTTGTCTATCTTCTGATTAAAGATGGCTTTGCTTCCATTACTTCCGAATGTGGATATTTCCTGTATCTCGTCTGCCCAAGACATTAGATATACTGAACCTTCAAAAGGCTCGCCTCTAAAGTCTGTGCGTAAACCATACGCATAGACTTTTATTTCTAGCTCTGAGACTATGTTTGATAGCTGAATAACCTGTTCTTTGGTTAAGAACTGTGCTTCATCTACAAAGATCACATCGTCTTTCCCACCATTAATAAGTTTCTTGACGGTTATTTCTAGGAGGTTGTCTTCTTCTGACACCGAGATGGCTTGTTTAGTGAATCCAATTCTTGATGCGATTTGATTTTTACCGTCTCTCGCTGAAGCTACGTCTGGAACATATATTGAGTGGGAGATATTTCTCTCACAGCAAGAATATGCTCTCATGAGAAGATTAGCAGTTTTGCCTGCGTTGACGGTGGAATATATAAAAGTCAGCATGGTGCTACTCCGAGTGGTATTAAGACCTTCTTTATTTTTTCTATGTAGTTTTTAATTTTTCGACTGTCTATCCCACGACTCTTAGAGATGTGTGACACGTTGTGTCCTAGTAATAAGTCATCGAAAATGTCCCTCATATTTCCTGCGAGGTGGTCTCTTACTTCTTTGATTGTTAAAATAGTGTCATAGTCTTCTACAGTGCAACTGTGTGCGATTGCGTAATCTGTTTTTTCGATTGTGTCTTCCACTCCTGTGGTTTCTTTCTGCGAGTGTCTGTTTCTTTTATTTATATAGTTTGTTGTGACACATCTGCTCACCATAACGACATAAGTTGAGAAAGCAGACTTCTTTTCATCGAAGGGGCATGTTCCTTTGTTTCGGATAAGAATACCTTTGCACACTTCTTGAAGAACGTCTTGAGGGTCGCACTTTGCGTCTAAACACATTTTCCCACAATGTTTGTAGAAAAGCTTTTTGACCTCTTCGTATTTCTCATTTAAGTCAATCCCCAACTTTCTCTGCTTCTGATTTCTTCCATACTTCAAACTTAAGCTTTGAATAGGGATTACTCCTTTTTGCCAAGGTTTTCTTTGAGATTTGATCTTTGTATTATATAAGGTTCTCGGCACAGTGGTATCCCCTTTCTTGGAGAGAAATACTAAAAACAAAGGAGTTTTTGCTTTGGGAGAAACAAAAAACATAATCATCCAACTAAATGAGTTGGAAAAAAGTGGAATCGGATTGTTCCACAACGTCATTTCTATACATGGCTTGGAGAAAGTCAAGCATACTCTTGAATTGTATTCTTTAGGTGAGAAATATGGCTTCTCAAAAGATCAGTTAAAAGAGATAGTTTTACAACTTTGCGTCAGTGAAAAAACTGACGAAGGTGAGGGAGAGGTTGAGCTTGAGGGGGCGGCTACAAGTGAACCTGTAGAAGAACCTGACGCAATACTTAAGTTCGCCAACGCTTTTTTAGAGTGGGAAGGCTCCTCTGAGCTTTTACTTTCCTCTCTTGAAGTATGCCAGTTCTTTGATTGTGTCCCCAACAAAACCCTGAGAACAAGGTTTTGTAGGTATTTCTCAGAAAACTCTTTTCCCTCAGTTCGAGTAAAAGACCCTCTACGCTACACAAGAAATAGTTTGACACGTTACAAGATACCTTTGGATGTGGGTGTTTTTTCGGACATGCTAGAAATATCTAAGAGTGTGCCTTTAGATGAAGTCGATCTTGATTATTTCTCCTCATATGACTTTTTAGATGGGACAGAGACAGACACTTTCTTAGTAGATGCTCACGGTTCGAGAGTTAATGTGGTGTTAAACTCTTCTTTGGTTTCTCTGTTCCACGATCACTGTGAGAAAATATCTTACCTAAAGACAAACGATGACGGTGCGTATGCGAACACTCCTCAGAATATGCTTCTTCTTGGTCGAGGTTTGGAGAAGTGTTTCCAAGCTAAAAATATCCAACGCCTTTGTGCAGATATTTTAGGGGACGAACATTCAGACTCAGAAGCAGTTAAGGATGTCGTTTTATACGTCCGAAATCAATTAGAGCAGATTAAAGCCCGTAGTCTTTGGGACAGCAAAGAAATACCTTTAGCCACGAAGATGCAAGGTAGGATTTTTCTTTTAACACATATGTTGATTATGTATAGAGCCGAAGACCTTTCTTTACTACCGCTTCTTTGAGTTTTGTTATGTTGAGTTTACTTGTTGTTTTTTCTTCTTTTTTTCAGTGTTTCGTAGATGCAGTACATGAGTCTTCTAAGTACCACATCACGAAAGGCAAAGACTACAAGAAGACTAGAGTTTTGGAGTTTCATAAGCATCGTCCGACAAAAAGGAAAGACGTTGAGAAGTTTGTGCGTTATATTTGGGAAGGAGCAGATACGGACGTGAGGGTTCTTGCTCTTTCTTGGGTCGAGTCAAGATTAAGACTCAATATAAGCCGTGGAGACAAGGGAAAGGCTTGTGGTACTTTTCAGATTCACGCTCGACACTCCTATCCTCTCTTCCACAGGAAGAGGGGTTATGTTGGGTGGGAAGAGAGTGAGAACACTCTTGAGATACAAAAAGAGTGCCGTAAGTTAGAAAAGCTCTCTTACTCTATAGACACTCTTAATCGTTTACTGACTATGATGGACAAGAAAGACTTACACATCTGCCACCATAACAGTGGGTTTTATGGGAAATGCTCTAGTTTCTATAAACATAGAGTGGATTATTGGGTCACTTATTATTCTATTGCTAAGAACTTCTGTGAAGAAAGAGAGTTATTTATGGCTATGATTAAAACAGGTGCTCCGAGTCTTGCTGTTCCTTTAGAGAAAATACAGGGCTATGTTGACTCTATCAAAGAGAAAGAGGCTCAGAGTGACTCTGCGTTATATATGGAAGGGTACAACAAAGGAGCTAAAGTTAGAAGTGGAGAAGAGGAGGCTCCTCCTTGGGCACCAGCAGTATGAAAATCAAAGACTATCTTCGGTTGGGTTTTTCTGAAGTCTCTTCTTACTATAGGGACTACTTAAAACGAAGATTGGTTACAGACTTAAATAGTCTTGATTTCTTTGTTTGGGAGCCTCCTTCTGTAGTTTGCCCTTGTGCTCGCTTTGCTTCTTCTTTTGGAGACAGAGGGCAGAAACTGAAAGGCTTTTTAATCATCCCAATATGTTCTTACGACGGGAGTGTCTTGGGTTTTGAAGCTCGTAAAATCTCTCCTGATGGGTCTAAGTTTGTTCTTAAGTATCAAACAGACAGGGCTTCTTGGAACCCCTATTTCTTGGGAGCTAAGAAAGTCATAGATACCTTGTGGCGAGGAACTGGAGATGTCTGGCTCGTAGAAGGCTCTTTTGACTTTACTGCGGTGGAACAAGCTGTTTCCCAATCAGATGCAGTCATGTGTACTCTGAGAGCAGGTATGACTCAGATCACATTCGACACTCTTTTAAGATTTTATACTCCACGCTCTACTATATATATTGCTTACGATAATGATGAGACAGGGAGAAATAAGTCTCAGATGCTCCATCGTAAGTTTACTGAGAACGGGATACGCTCTGTTATTTGGAAATACAGAGGCAAAGACCCGAATGAAGTCTTATCTAAAGGTGGGTTCCGTATGATGAAAAGAATGTTTAGTTAACTATTCTTCATTCTCTCGATAACTTGAGAGAGCAGTTCTTTCATCTCAGAGTCTTTCGTGATAGGGACATTTGGTAGAGGAGTCGCTTTAGACGCTATGTCTACTGTTTCTCTGTCTGTGTGGGTGAGTCTTTGTCTGTAGAAATCCTCTCCCATAGTAATAAGTGCGTAGTTGGTCTTATCGAGTTGTCTCTCCATTTCAGATAAAATCTGAGGAATGGAAAGGAAGTTGTCTCCACATAAGCGATAGACTTCATCTCTTATTTCTGGAGATGACTTGATTGCTTTCTCCATTTGGTTGATTGCAACTCTTAGCTTGTACGCTTCAACTCTAGCCTCCGAAACACCACCTGCTAGGATAGACCAAGACGCTTGACTAGAAGCTACTTTATTACTTGATGCTCTCATATTCTTTCACCTTTAGTATTGTTTTACTCTACTTTTGGACTTTAGATAAAAAAATAAAAAACATTGTTATTTCTTCTTTTATGTTGGGCATTTTCTTTGAAGTTTCACTTCGGTAGGAGAGCTTGCTATGAAGATTCTTATTTCTTTCAACTTGTGTCGCAATCCCAAAGATGTATTCACTATTTATAAGGACGGTAGCGTCTTTGTAGACTCAGAGTATTCCGAAGTCTGTGGTCACTTCAAAACGATCTTGGACTTTGAGAAGCACATGGGTAAAGTGCTCGAAGATATGTACTCAAGAAGCATGGTGAGAAATATAAAATTGCTTTTAGACTATGAGCTGTATCGTAGTCCACTAGGAGACTATTATGAGAAGAGAGGCGACATATATGTCAAGTTTGGAGAGTTTGAACCTTGTTCTCTCCCGTATCGCTCTATTTTTGTGCCTTTTAGTGAGCACCCCTATAAAGATTGTTAGTTTTTTTATTTATTAAGGTTGTTAGCTTTTTCTAAGAAGGGAAGATACTACCATGTACGAGAGATTGACCAAATCCGAAAAAAAATTGATTAGGATTGCAAAAGAGCGTCCTGAGTTGAGACAGAAGATTGCAAGCTACCTAAAGAAAGCCTCTGAAGACACGGTTGTTTTATTTCTTGAAGCCGTCATCTCAGAGTCTGAAAAGAACAGGCTTCTTTCTTGGGTGTCGAAGCAAGATGCCACCCCTAGCAATTGGGCAGGATGGTCAATCGTCTCACATCATATGCCTATTCAGATGTTTGGAGAGAAAGGGAGAGCTTCAGATATTCCTGAGTCTTTTGTAGGTAAGATTGGCAGTGAAGTAGGTCTGAAGATCACAGGTCTTGTTGCAAACGAAAAAGCAGTAGCTGTGTTGATAGAACCACCTAGTTCTTTAAAAGAGCTTGTTTCCTACCCCCACCCTTTCATCACTATAGCTTTAAACAAAGAGGGCGTCTCTCCCTCTTATGTTAAGGGGTTTGTTGAGAAGAGTGTGGAAAAAGGCAATGTTGTCAGAGAAGACGAGAATGGGGGCGTTCTTTCTTTTTCGGTGATGGCAAAGCTAGGTTACTATGATGGTCGATCTAAGGAAGACACATTTATTCTTCCTCAAGAAATGCACTGAAAATCCACTCTTTGAGTTGTTCTTTAGTCATTTCTTCTCCATCTAGCTTGTAGGTTTCTTCTATTTTTACTATTTCTGTTCCTTGCTCTATTAAGAGTCCTAAAAAGAAGTGGAGAGTCACAGGGTCTTCTAAATCTGGAATCCAGCCCTCGTAATCTCCTTTTTTATGTGTTCTTATTTTCTGTTTTTTCTTAAAGTGTGGGTACACTAACAAGCCCGCTACGTTTTTCCAAGATTGCTTCACAGGAGACTGCCTTATGTCTAATAAAAGAGATGTGAGTAAGATAAAACACCGTATAGCAAGTGGATATGACTCTATTCGATCTGTAAATTCTTTTGTAAGTCGCAATAACGTAGAGGGTTTACCCAAGGACTTTAAGAATCTTGTAAGTCAAACATTGAAAAACTTAACTTTGTGTTTAGAAATGTTGGCAATGTTAGACCGACAAATAAAAGAAAAAGAACGCAAAGAACAGAGAACAAAGAAAGGAGAGGGCTGATGCCTTTATATAATTATCGTTGTAAAAATGAAGAGTGTAAGCATGAATTTCAGAGGACACAAAAGATGAGTGATCCGAATCCAGATTGCCCTGAATGTAAGAGCGTGGTCGAAAAAGTAATAAAGGCGACTACTTTTATTCTTAAGGGTAAAGGTTGGTTTAATACTGGAGGCTATTAGCCTTTTTAGTGGTGTCTTATGAACAAGCAGTATTTCTTCCCTGTTTTAATGTTTGGTCTTGCCAATATTATTTTTTGGTTCAAAGGGAACTCAAAAGAAATATACGGTTGGGATTGGACACCTTTTAAGTGGTGGCTTTATACGAGTCTTTTGACAAACTATATGACGCTTACCGCTTGGTGGAAGTTGATTGAGTTGGGGGATGTTTGGAAAGCAGGTGTAATTTGGGGGCTTTGTTCTCTCACTATAGATTTAATTCTTAACTGCTATTTCTTTGGTTTTAATATAAAGGGTGTGATTGCGTTGGTTTTGTGTGCGATTGCAGGGGTCATCTCACACCTTTCTTAGTTGAATTTGTTTTTTATTTATAGTACTTCGAGTCCTCTTAAAAAAACCATCTTAAAGAGAGGTCTACTATGATGATTAGTCTTTGTGTTCTAGGCACTTGTTTCACTTACTATTTATTTTTTAGGGAGGCGTACCGCTCTTATAAAAACATAAAGTAATAGTCTTTTTATCTGTTCTTGTTTTTGACATTGGAGTTGGAAACATGAACAAACAGTCTGCTACAAAAAAAGAGATGCTCGTCGGCCTTGATCAGAAAATACTAGATCGAGCTACAGAGTTGTCTGTCATTAAGAATTTCAATCGTAAACTAATGGCACGACCCTTGGAGTTCATCGTTGGTGATCATCTAGTCACAGTAAAGATGCAAGGCTCGACTCAAGCCCCTGACTACTTTGTTTCTTGTACTTGCAACTTTTTTCAGTATTCGGGTCCTGAGTATCACGCACACAAAAATGGTTATTTGTTAGGGAAACCTAGAGGGTCTGCTTCTGATCCAAAAAAAAGAGATCCAGATGGTATAAATAAGGTGTGCAAACACCTTGTTGCTGTCATGAGAGATTATTTCTAGGAGTTTTTTTTATGCCTACTTATACTTACCGATGTAAGAGCTGTTCTAATGAGTACGTTCTCTATAACGTACCAATGGCAGATTATAAGAAAGAGCAACCTTGCCCTGAGTGCGGTGCGTTGAATACTAAGATTTTCCAACCTACAAGTAACTTCATTCTCAAAGGAGATGGTTGGACGGGAAAAAACATGCGTATCAAAAATCAGATGAGAGAGAAAAACAAGAAGTTGGACGCTCGTACTGCTGAAATGAAAAGAGACGCTCCCAATGTTAGTCTTGCTCCGAATGTGGATGGTGAGCGAGTGGGTTCTTGGGCGGAAGCTCAGAAATTGGCTAAGTCTAAGGGTAAGAGCACTGAATCTTATGAACCCCTTATTGCGAAAGAGAAAGAGAGTAAGAAATGAGTAGAGGCCGGCTAATTCCAAGTTTAAATTACAGAAATAAAGAGTTTATAGACATGCACATCTCCTCTGTTTCTTTGAGAGATATGGTGGAGATTGAGGTATATTCAGCATCTAACTTGACAGATGCTCAGTCTAGTCCTGCTTTTATGTTTTCTGTCCTATACGACTCTACTTTCTATTCTGAAACGATTCGTAGGACGAAGAGGAGAGGTGCGTATGAGTCTCAGCAAGATCAAACACGTTTTATATTTAACCTGAATGACTTCTCTACTGCACCTCAACCTAATGTAACACGCATCCCCCCTGACACCGATGTTTGTTACCTCAGAATTAGAGGGAAGTACAGAGACGGCACGTTCTCACCTCTAGGTCCTATAGTTTGTTTGCCACCTTATGATTTTTTTGGTGTGACTGCACCTGTATTTACAGCTATCGGCTCTGCTCCGAACCTCGACACAGATGGGGTTATTCCAGATGTTTTGGGGGAAGGGAGTATGAACATACATCTTCCTTTCTTTAGTCAGACCGTCAACATTCAGAATATTTCTTCTGCCCAAGATGGAGGTAACATCTTCTTTTCTTGTGCTCCTGGAATGTCTCCCTCTATCTTAAGACCTGGCGAGAACTTCACGCTTACAAGTGGAGCTGTTCCTGAATTCTTCATTGCTGGGGAGTCTAACACTCCGCTATTTACACTCCGATGTTCCTTAGTAAATAGAGGGTGATAGTTTTTTTATGGTCAGCTCTGTTTTGTGAAAAAATAATCTGCACCTCTGAATCTGAAAGAAGGAGATCAGCTCATGCCTACTCAAGTTTATCTTGTAGCAAGAAGAAAAGAAATTCAAAATGGCTCTTTGATGGTAACAGACTTGTTCCCAAACAAAAGCCAAGCGAACCCAACTATTGACCCACAAGGTCAGAGTCCACTCTACATTAAAACACCTCTTATCGGTGCAAAGGTAGAGCTTTCCGTTCCTGTAGCAGGGACTTCTGTAATTAGATTTAGAGCACAAGGTCTTGTGCCTTTTCTGATTAAGAATGTTCAACACGGCGATAATGGTTCACTTTCACGCAGTGAAGCACTGACAGCGGCAAATCTAATTCTTGACGAAGTGTATGGTGCAGGAGACCTTGGAGAGGCTGAAATCAACGCTATTTTAGCTATCGCTACAAATAACGCAGGTACTGTTCTTGATGATGGGGCAGGGGGGAGTCTTTCTGTCGCTAGAGTGGAAGACATCCTAAGAATCCTTTCGGGAGAAACCTACGAGGTTTCTGCAAACACCAAGGTTGAGGAAGCTAATGTTTTTATTCCAGACGTAAATTATCGTCTTGGATTCAAAGGCGATCAAAAACACCTTATTCCTGGTGACGACTCTTGGCAGATTTCTTTGAGAGATGGCGTCCTTAAAGGGTTGACCACAGTTGTAGATAGTCAAGAGGGCGATCTCTTTGCTGGAGTTCGTTCCACACAACCTCTTCTTTCTGTCTACGAAGTAGATGGCTCTTTACAAAACTAAGAAATAGGAGTTAATGCTATGCCTTTTTTATGTACACCTAGAGTTCTTAACTCTACCGAAGATCGTGTCGCTCTTCAGGTTACTGATCTGTTCCCAAATAAGACTCAACATAGTGCGGTTTTAACCCCGAACTTCCAAGGTCCTATGTATTTCCATGCTCCTGTCACTCCTCTGACAGAAGAAGTAGAGCTTAATGCAGATTTCGCTACTACGGCAGATTTTAGTGGTTTGGCTGTTTATCTTTTAACTACGGTAGAAGATTCAAATGGTGGTCGTATTGCAATTACTGCGAATATGGCGAATGAGATGGCTTCAGATATTGTCGAAAGAATGCAGAAGGGCTTGTCTCTTACTTCTTATGACATTAATGTTATTATTAGCACTCGCACAGGTGCTCCAAATAACCCACCTGCACAAGGCATTGCACTTGGGAACACCACTGCAACCGTTCTTGAAATTCTTCAGATTGTCAGTGGCTACAAAGTATATTCAGTCCCTGCGGGTCAAGATGTAGAAGACGGTGGAGCTTTCAATCGTCTTCTACCTAACGTCCAAGCTGGTTTCTTCTCAGACCCCTCTGATGCAAGTAAGCTCTATACTAACTTTGACAACACGTTCATTCTTTCTGCTAAGAGTGGTCAAATCAAAAAAGCTCAAACTCGTAAGAACGCTAAAGGTGAACCTGAGCCTTTAGTCGTTGTTTATGCCGATGACGGAACCCTCATTCAGTAAAGGAAGAGAACAATGGCAAATCCAGTAATTTGTATTAGAGACGCATCTATCAAGAATGGTCAACTTATGGTGTCGGACTTGTTCCCTAACAAGTCTCAAGCGAGTGCCGTAATTGACCCTGCTCCACAAGGCCCTAGATACCTTAGAGTCGTAGAGAATGAGACACCTTCTGTTTCAAATCTAGTTGTTACTAGAGACGTTAGCGGTCTTTCTGCTTATTTCTTAGTGACGCTTGATGTGGACGGTGCAGGGATTAACCCTACAGTGGCTCAAGCTACCGCTTTTGCAAATGCAGTAATCGCAGAAATGCGAGATGGTGCAGACCTTTCAGACTTAGGTGGTATTATCGGTGGTGTCTTCAACGATGATACCGGTCTTGAGGGTGAGCTAGGTGCAGGTAGCAGTACCGCTACCACTGCTAACATCTTAGCTATTCTTGGTGGTGCTCACTTTACAGTGCCAGCAGGAACGGACGTAGATGATGCCTATATTTCTGTGGCTGACCAAGCTAGTCTCTTTGATGAGACGGTATATGCTCCCATCCACGATGAAGATTCAAGCTTCCATATCTCTCTCGCTGAGGGCTTTCTTTCAAAAGCTAAGAGTGCTAGAGTTGACCCAAGAACAAATGAGGCTCTTGATCCTCTAGTTGTCGTATATGGTTCAGATGGCAGTGTACTTTAAGGAGTAGTGGGTGAAAATCACTTTGCTAGATAAGAAAGCTGTAAGTGCGTTCTTAGAGAAGAAGAATTTTGAAGGGCGTGTTATTTTTTCACTTGGTTCAGAGTTAAGAGCTTCTTGGGGTAAGAAGCCTTTGATAGCAAAGTGGGATAAGAAAAATAAGCTTATCCTCATCCCCTCTGACGACAAAGGGGTGAAGAAAATTCAGGATTTTATAGAGCTATAGACTTATGTTGAACGGTGTCCAAGAAGTTGAACTTAAATACAAGACTTCAGACCTCTACTTTGCGGCTTACTTGAAAGTTGCAGGTGTGGAACTTCTTGGGACTGAACGTGAAGGTCGTAAAGTAATATTTGTCTTCAGAAAGACAGATAGTATTTCTGACCTTAAAAAAGGTTACTTCAATCGTTCTGCTAGAGTATTAGCCTTAAACTATGTGGATGAGATTAGGTCTATGAAGTCTCTTACTTACATGACCAAATCTGAGGAAATATAGTTTATTTATATTCTTTTCTCTTTTTAAAAATAAGAGAAAAGAGTTCGTTATGGTGCGGTTGATCTTTCTGAGTTTATTGCTTCTTCCTTTTGTCTCGTACTCTCAAGTTAATATTGAGAGTATGAGAGCTTCAAAGAAAGGTTTTTTGACCACTCTTTCTTTAGGCTCTCAGTTTAAAAGAGGGAACAACAATGTCTTTGATTTGAGTTCTTCTTTGAGACTAGACCACAACACACAATCTAATCATTTTTTCATTATGGGTGGTTATGATTACGGTCAAAGTAATGATTCAGACTATAAAGACGCTAAGTTTGCACATGTTAGAAATACTTACATGTTCTATGATGACTTGGGTGTTCTTGTAGACAGGTATGAATCTTTTTTGGGTGTAGAGGGGTTCACTCAATATCAGAGTGATAGGTTTAGCGATCTTAAACTACGCCAACTCTTAGGTTTTGGTTTAAGGTATGAAGAGAGAGATGAGAGTACAGTTAAGATTCCGATTTCAGACGTACTCGCTTTCGGTGTTGGGGGTATGGTTGAATATGAGTCCCTTATTTCTGAGAGAGGTGAGGGCTTTGTTTTTAGGCTAACAAACTATGCTTCTATTAGAAATATTGTGGCAGACCACTCTTCGTATTCTTTCATTGCATACTATCAGCCAAAGGTTTCAGATTTTAGAGACTTTAGAATACTCTCAGAGCTTGGGTTCAACTATAGATTCCACAAGAACACATATATCACCAATGCGTTTAAGTTTAATTATGACTCTCGCCCTCCAAAAGGGGTTGAGAAATACGATCTGACGAATATAGTTTCTTTGAAGTTGGATTGGTAGTTCTTATATTTGTCTCATATTTAGATTAAGGAGGCTTCGATGGCTATTTCTAGTGAAATTACAAAAATAGCGAGCAAGAAACTTTCAAGACTGAAAGTGGCAGAGACTCACATTTACCGCAGCATTCAAAAGAAAGCCTGCGTGATAGCACACGTCAATTCAGAAGGGCATAGAGTGCTCTTTAAAAATAGAGATAGAAATTACTCTCCTGAACTTAAGATTTACCATACGATTTCAAGAGGTGTTGAGATTGTCTATATGAAAGACGAAAACACTGGTTGGGTTGAAGGTGTCAATGAGTTTGGTATTGGACTTGTTAACTCCGCTTTGATGGTTCTTTGGGATGAGAAAGAAGGGAAGGCAGGTAAGAAAAAAGGTGAAGGGGCAGTTCTTGGTGCAATAGGCTCTAAAGACGCTAGAAGAATTCTGAGAGCCTTAGAATGTAAGACGCTTGAAGAAGCGATGGAAGAGCTAGTGTCTTTTGAAGGTGGTATTAGAGGACATACTATTGTTTCAGATGGGCTTCGTGCTTTTTCTCTTGAGCACACTGCGAAACACGCACCTTATTTTCAAGAAATAGCTCAAGATGAAATCTTAGTTCGTAGTAATCATGGGTCGAAGTATCCTGATGCTGGATATACCTTGGGAGAGAATGCAGAGAGTAGTAAGCGTAGGATGCAGATCACGCTTGATACTTTGCCCAATCTTAAAATAGAAGAAATAGCCCCCTCTTTGTATTCGCAGAAATATGTAGATTTAGATAGTCCGTTCAATGTTGTCCGTAAGACCGACAACATGTACACTAGCTCACAGATACTTTTAGACCTTAAAAATAAAAAGATGGTCTTGTACATCATCCCAGAAGAAGCGAGCTTCTTAGGCGTTGACATTAATTCAGACATTGAAAGCCCCGTTTGTTCTTTTGAAGTGAAAGAGTTTTCTTTCTTCGATGAAGAGGGTGGCTTTGAAATAAAAGACGTAATCTACTGAGAGTTCAAGATGGCAGTATTATTTAAGCGAAGTCAGACTCTCGGGAGAGGTGATTTAGATATATTTCTAACTAACAGTAGTGGGAATGTTTCTAATGCGTCTGAAATAACGTATGCTCTTTATTTCGTAGACCCCGGACCTCCTGAAGCTGATGTCCTGATAGGAGACCCTGCTAGGGTTCCTGAGAACCCAAGTGTGGGTGAGTATTATGCTTCCGTAAGAATTCCTCCCACAGCTTCTTACGGTACATACAGAATTCGTTGGTCTTTGAAAGAGCTAGTTAACAGTCCCGTTCAAACTGTGGTGCAAGAGTTTCAGATTATACCAGAGAATGCTTCTTTTGGTATTTCTTTAAATCGAGCAGAGAAAGACATGGTAGATAAACTTCGTCTTCTTCTGAGAGATCAAAACCCTGACAAGTACTATCACTTTAGACCACCCGAACATGAAGCTAACATTGGAGCTTATAATCGTGTTTTTGGTCAGGTTTGGGAAGACGCTGAATTCTTAGAGTACCTTGAAAGAGCGTTAGATTGGTGGAACATGCAACCACCTGAAACTGAAAACTTAAGCTCAATACAAAACCTTGTAGATCGGAAACCTGCTTGGAGGACTCCAATCCTACAGGGTGCAATACAGTTTGCAGCTATGGCACTACAAGCGAATTGGATTGTAGATGAGTTCGACTATAGTATTGGTGGTATCAGTCTGAACATTGACAGATCGAGCAAGTACGAAGGTTTAAAATCTAGTGCAGAACAAATGTGGAGCCAAAGCGTAGAAGCAAAAGCGAGGACTACTAAGTTTATGCGTGGTTTAAGTCAACCTAAGTATGGCATTGGTATTAGAAGTGCGTTTGGACCTCATGTTGGTAGGGGGGTTCTTTCTCCTCGTAATTTCTTGTAGGAGCATATTATGTCTGAAGATTCAAACCACGATGAAATGAAGCAAGAAGAGAGAGTCCAAAGGAAGCTCTTAGATTTATTTTTTAAAGCTCTTTCAGCGATGATGTTGCCTGTGTTGATTTGGGCTTATACTATTTCGGTAGATATAGCGATAATCAAAGACTCTATTTCTGATTTGAATGGTGACTTGGCTGAAATCAAGAAGTCAGTAGAATCAAATAGTTCTTCTATAAATTCTAATAAGAGTAAGATCAGTGACTTTAAGTACATTGAGAAATCGCAGGAGAAGATTGAGAAAGACTTATCCGACACTCAAGAGTCTCTTGTCAAAATCTACAACCAACTTTTAAACTTTTTTCAAAATAGAAGGTGAGCTGAGACATGAAGACTCTTTCTTATATTTTCATAGTTTTATTCTCTATGGTGGCGTTGTCTGCCATACCTTCTCAAGGTGAACAAAGTAACTTAAGAGTTGAAGTACAAGAGACTGTGGATTCTGCTGAGGTTGGTTTAGACGAAAAAAGAGAGCTTGACACTCAATTAAAAGTGTTTAAAAGTCTTCCTCGTTCGGTACAACTTGACAGTCCGAGTGTTATTCGGACTAAAGGTCTTGTTGTCAAAGCGACAGAAAACTTAGAAAAATGCAGAGAAATAGAATCTCTCTTGGAGGATATGACAAATGAGCGTCAACACACAGCCCGTACAAGTAGGTAGTCTTAACGAGGAAGAGCTTGCAGAGTTCACCCGTGTCCGTAATGTTGCAAGTCAGATGATTCAGCAACTTGGAACACTTGAGCTTCGTAAGTCACGACTTGTTGCAGATTTGAACGCAAATGAGGAGTCTGCTCAAGCTCTTCTTAACTCTGCTAGAGAGCGAGTTGGAGTTTCAGGTGACACTCCTTGGCAAATCCGTGAGGATGGCTCTATCTTCGTCATGCAAACTTCAGAGGAAGCTCCTTCAGAGGAGAATTCATCAGAGGACGCAGTTAGCGAAGAGGGCTAAGAATGAAAGAGAGGTAGTATGACAGCAGGTTGGTATTCTTCAAGGAGTCCATATCCTTTACCGCCCACTTCAGCTAGTGCTACTTCTCCCTTCATTAAAGGTCTAATAGACCTTCGTTGGGACAACCCTTCTTCTCGACATGAGAATGAGGGTTGGCTCGTTAGAGGCGTGAATATATATCGTTCACAGTCCTCTGATGTTGGACCATATCGGAGAGTAAATCTGAGTCCTGTCGGTGGGACTTTCTATCGAGATGGTGAGTGTACTGAGACGATACATGATGAAGTCGTAGACACTTGGATTTCTTTTGGGAACCAAGGAGAAAGACCGTATCGTTTTAAGACAAAGTATTCTATTTCTAGTGTTTCTGTTGTGGGGGAAGCCTCGACCTCTCCAAAAGACGTTGTAGTTACAGTCAATGGTATCGTTGTGCCTGTAATGTCCGTTTTTGGTCAGACGGGAGAAGTCTCTTTAGCAGAGTACCACGCAGAAGACCCTAAGAATCTTAGGGTTGAGTCCTATCCTCCTCTAATTAGAGAAGGGGATGAGGTGCTTATTTCTTATGTGGCTTACTTTTCTGATAGAAAAGTAAATACAGGCATAGACCGTAGAGATTATTATCGTGTTTCTACCGTTGCAGAAGACCCACTAACAGGTTCTTTATATGAAACCCCATTAGAGTTTTGTCCTCCTTTCTCAGATAGAGAAATAGAGCGTATAGACTATATGTGGAGAGAAGGTATCCGAAGAAATAATTGGATACTAGAGCAAGGTGGAGAACGAGTTAAGCTTTTTAATAGGAGGCTAAACGGTGAGCCTTGTGGGTGTGTCTCCTTTAATAGAGAGACTTTAGAATATGCCAAACAACCTGACTCTCTTTGTATGGTCTGTTTTGGGACAGGCATCAAGGGAGGTTATGACGGACCTTATGACATAATAGTTGGTCCAGACGAAGGTGAGAAGCGTATTTCTCAAGAAGAAAGAGGGCGTAGGAAAGAGCACAACTACGGTGTGTGGATAGGTCCTAGTCCTATTGTTGCTCAGAAAGATTTTATTGTTAAACTGAACAACGAACGCTTCTCAATCGGTGCGATCACTTACTCTTCTAACCGAGGAAATATATTACATCAGGCGTTTAATATTGCTTACCTTGACCAAGGTGACATACGCTATAAAGTTCCGATTTTTGGAGTCCCCGTAAGCTGGCCTCAGACTCGATACTCTCGTTGGCATATCAGAGAGACATATGATGCGAGGTCTGATGCTCCTTACTCTTTAAGTTCAGACAATGCGTACCCTATGGAAACTGATCGAGCAGACAAGCCCAATCAGTTTGAAGTTAGCGGTAGAACCGCAACATGGGAGAACCACAACTCATAAGGAGCTGAGTCATGTCTCAAGGTCGTAGTCAGAGAAGAACGGATGGTAAGTTTGTATTTATCAAAAAGATTAGACCTAAAGCTTCTTTCAGAAATAGCAACAACTCAATTATTTCCACTGCGAATAATAATGTTTTTACGGAGGATGTGCTTAAGGTTATAGGTGACTATATCCTCATGGGCATAAGAGAAGAAATAGATAAGGTCGCAAAATTTGGGTCGGGCGTCCCTAGAAATAATCAGTTTAAAGATTCTTTTTTCTATGAGATTAAAAACGATTCTAAAGGTGTTTTAAGACTATATCTCCACTCAGATTGGCTATGGGTGGGACGGTATCTCAAAGAGCGTGGAGAGGTAGAGATGCAGTGGTTGACTGGACTTAAAAATAGTCGAGGTAAAAGGCAAACCATACCCATCAAAGATAAGAAAACAGGGAAAATGGTGTTTAGGAATGTGCCTTTAAAGACCAAAAACGCTTGGGTACACCCTTCCATAAACAAATACAATTTTATCGAGAATGGTATAAAAAAAGGGCAGATGCGTTCTATTCCTGTCATAGCGAAAATGATAGAAAGAAAAACTAGAAGAGTGTAAGTTATTGTTTTTTTATATGGGCTAAGGTTGAATTCTTTTTTAGCCTTAAAATTAAATTTAAATAGAGGAGACTTACCATGAGACTATTCTTACTTGTATCACTGCTTTTCATTATTTCTTGCGGAGAAGATCAACCCAAGCCTGTAGTTGGGGGTTCGGAAGCCGGAGCGGAAGCAGGTATGGAAGCAGGTATGGGAGGGGGTTCAGAAGGGGGAGCAGAAGGAGGAGCTGAGGCAGGTGCTGAGGCAGGTGCTGAGGCAGGTGCAGAGGCAGGTGCTGAGGCAGGTGCAGAGGCAGGTGCAGAAGCAGGAGCTGAGGCAGGAGTTGAGGC